TTAGCTGTTATTTCTTTCTCTTATTAAAGTAATTTGCTTAAACACTTCTTCTTCAAATAAAACATGGTATTTAGCTTTTTTACCTTCATTATGAAAATTAAGTTTGGTATAAATAACCTTTGAAATAACTAGACCTAAAATTAGGAAAACTATAAAAGAGACTAGTAAACCTATAAAGTTTTTGAATAGAAAAGCAACGATAAAAGAAATTAAAAAAGATATAAATAAGCTCCGCCATAGTAAAGATTGCTTACTCGCATGCTTAAATTGAGCAAGCTTTTCAGTAGCTATTTGATTTGCCTGTTCATAAGACTCTTGATCGTTGGCAAATTTAAAATCTCTTAACTTTTCTTTATCTCTTTGTTCTAAAGATAATTTTCTTAGCTCTTGTAATTCACTCTCATCAATAGGCTGAACACCAACATAAGAAAATAGTAACTCCATAACCTCTGGACTATCCGTATTAATTATTAAAGTATTTCCATGCAAAAATTTAACTTTTAGCTGTAATAAATGCTTATCTATTTCTTCTGTAGTTTGACTCAATTGCACAGTTTGAGTTTTTTTAGCTGCTGTCACACCTCCTATTATTTCTCCAGTTGTGCCCTTCAATGCTCCTCCCAGTAAAGTTCGGGTTATTAAATCTGAAGTAGAGGTCTTTGTTTCTGAAAATTCATAACCTTTTGTTGTCGCCTTTTTTGTAGTTAAGTCTCTTATGACTTCGACTTCTTCTATTTGGTCACATCGAGCAATAGGCTTGGGAAATCCATGTTCGTCATGAATATAGTAAATACAGAAAGGTCCCTTATCTAAAAACATTTTGTCTATTTTTGCTTTCTTCTTAACCCCAGCATTTATAATTTCAACTATAAACGGCTTTGTTGCACAAACCTTTTAAAGGCTGATTTTACAAAGTCCTATCAAATTCAAGGCGCAACTCGGGTGTGAGGTCGACCTAATTCCGTGAATTTATTTAATACTGCCACACGTGCGTGAATCTCATTCACCTGACTAGGAAAACTCCTTGCTGTTAATTTATCGCCTAATCATTTGATGCAATGCATTTTGGTTTCCACTAAACTTCTCCGATGATAACCTGACCATTTTTTCCAAAGTGACCTACCTAGCCGTTTGACTGTTTTTAACAATTCATTCCTCTCTAAAGATCTCAATTTCTTATCTTTCCAAGGCTTTGCATTCTTCCTAGGTGGAATGACTGCATGTGCATCTCGATCTAAAATGACTTGTCGGCAGTGCTTTGTGTCATAAGCACCCTCTGTATAGACTGAATCAATTCGTTCATCCAACGGAATTTGATCAAGCAAATCACCAAGCACCTGTGAATCACTCACATTGTTTGTTGTGAGCTGAACTGCTCGTATTTGAAGGGTCTTAGCATCTATACCAATATGAAGTTTGCGCCATTGGCGACGATATGCAGGCTGATGTTTCTTACGCTTCCATTCGCCTTCACCTAAAAATTTTAACCCTGTAGAGTCGACGAGTAGGTGTAACCCATCACGACTTTGCTGATAGCTTATCGCAATATCAATACGCTTTTGTCGTCTACATAGGGTGGAGTAATCTGGTGCTGTCCAATTCAAACCACAGAGTTTAATCAGGCTTTGAGCAAAGCCAGTGACCATACGTAAAGAAAGACGGAATAGAGATTTGATCATTAAACAACATTGAATCGCTGCATCGGAATAAGTTTGATTGCGTCCATGCTTGCCTTGAGGTTGCGCATACCATTGGGTCTTGGGATCAAACCAGATTGAAATATTTCCTCGCTTGATTAAAGCTTGGTTATACGAGGACCAATTGGTTGTACGGTAGATTTTAGGGACAGGCTTCTTCATCTGGAAATTATATTGCTGAAGAAACCTTCATGAATAGCTTTATGCAACAAAGCCACTATAAACACAACTTACACCCTTTTTATAAAATTCAATAACCATTTAATTTACAAAGTAAAAAATTAAGACATTCATATTGTAAGAACACTTGATAAATATACCAGTTCAAATTTTAAAAGTCTGACACTTTTAGAAAATTCATTAGAGAAATAAACGGCTGTTAAGAAATGAGCTTTATTTTTAACTTAAAAATTATCTATTTTTGCATAACACCGAAGCCATAATCATAAGACCAAGTAGGTATTTCATCTCTATTGTAAGGTGTTAAAGATATACGGCAGCCTTGTTCATTGGCAATTTGGTACTCATAACAGTAATCTTTCATTTGTTGTGGATCGAGAGCTAACCATGCTTGTGGTTTAGCAGGAATTTCTTCGAACTTCACTAGATCCCATACCAAACCATATTTTGGATATTTTAAAGTTTTAGTCGTTTTTTCATCAAAACCATAAACTTGTTTTCTAACAATCAATCTATCAGTCCACTCAAACATATAAGTTTCTTGATAATTACGTTCACGTAAAGGCGTTAAATTATAAATATTCTCAGTCATGATACTTGCATCTACATCCGCCCGAGAAAATAACTGCTCTCCTTGATCATTAAAATAATTTTGGCAAAAATTTCCTATTTGTTGATCATCATGTTTTGCAAATAAACAATTTACTTGATCAAAACGCAAACGGGCATTAATGACTAATTGAGATTGATGATCCCATGGTAAAAGCTCTTTTAAATCTTGAGATGAATAAGTTGATGTTACAGATGAACCATACCCTTCATAGCCAGGATATACAAATACAGGTCGACGCTGCTTACTTTGCTGCTTAAGTTTTTCAATATCACGTTGTTCACAATAACGATAATTCCACTGGGGAATCATAATATTGGGTTGTTGTACTTTTTCTAACCGATGACGATTAACTCGGCCTGCTGTTTGTACAATTGATTGTACACTTGATGCATCAATAATAGCCCAATCAAAATCATGATCTCGCCCAACTTCTTCCACTGGTGTTGCAATCACAATAAATGGAATATTTAGAGAATTAGATTTTTGAATGAGGTCAATGATTTCATCATCTTGCTCGATCTGCTCATTACCAGTTTTTCTTTTTTTACCGTCTTTATGACGTGTTAAAAGCTGATCTAAACGTTGCTCTTTATAAAATCTTGAAATAAGCCAGCCATTCGCATGATAACAAGCTATTTTTGCCTCAGGTAAATGATCTGATAAAAATTGGGCAAGTCGAATTGCATGTTTAATATTGGCAACCCGTATAAGCCCCAAAGAAATTTTCTTTTCGGTCTTTTTAAAATTCCATGCATGCTCTTGATGAAGTTGCTTTACTCCTTCCAATACCGACTGTTTCCACGATAAAACTGTAGTTTCAGGTAACGAAAGCAACTGAGCCAGTCGATGGGTAGGCTTAGAGAGCAAGTGAACTTGTAAATTATCTAAATGCTTTTGGTAGTTTGTATTAAATTCTGATTTTTGATTTGATCTTTCTAACCAGACCTGTGGTTTAAGCTCATTATCAATAATCGCAATGATTGATTTTTTCTCGGTACCATAAAGGGCTGCCCGCATTTGCATACCCGACTCAAAAGCCCGATGAATTGTTTTGGCAACTGTAAGTGATAAGGTTGCCGACGAACAAATAACATTTCGACCATACATTGCAGCTAACTGAACTAAACGTAAAACAGCGATCAATGCTTTAGGTTCATAGCCATCAACTTCATCTAAAATCAAGTCGCTACTCATCACTCTAAGTAATGCTTTAACGTGATGTCCTTGTCTATGTGGCTCACCTGCTGCAATCAGATAATCAATGGTTGAAACTAATAATGGCGAAGCAAGGATTGTAGTTTCCTTTTGATCTAAAACTTTATGTCCATTTTTTTCAACCGTAAATAATGGATGTAACCACTCAGGTAAATCACAGTCCTCACCCCAAGCATCAAAAATAGGTTCTGGATGATTTTCATCTTCATCAACAAACTCAATTTTCTCTTTACTTTGATCGAATAAAGTCTGAGTAACGGTATCTCCAATAATTACGGCGATTTCATCTTCCGATAGATTCAGCGACGTTTTAAGTGCATGCCCTGTCTGCAAAGTTAAAGACCGCAAATTAAGCGCAATCGCTATTCTTGGGTCATCTGGTCGTAAAGTACAAGCGGCGCGCAAATTCATGCGGGTTTTACCACTTCCAGTCCCTGCGATATTGAATACCAACGCTGGTGTTTCAGGATGCTTCTGTATATTTTTTGCAATTCATTTGCTGCGATATTTTGCCATTGGAAACGTGGGTGAGTTGTTGGCTGACAAATATATTCAACTGTTTGTTCAGATAGGCCAGATAAACTCAAATCAGTCATCATTTGAACTGCAATGCGTGAAGCCCGATCTCCGACTTGGTGAAAATGCCATTCTAGTGGTTGATCTTGTAATTTGGCTTTTTTGTCTTGGTCTATAGTTTTAAGCTTTGTATTTGCAAATAACGATACATTTTCAGGTTTTTGCAAAGAATATTGTTGTGCTGAGACAATATGATCGGCATGAATCAGAGCTGCTCGCGAATGCAGTGCTAAAGCTTTCCAATATAAAAGCTGGTCTGTTTTTTGTTTTGGTATTAATGCAGTTAAACGCTGCATACGTTTTTGATGACTTTTAAAAATAGAGTCTGGCAACTCACCTGCACAGCTCATTTGTTCACGGCTTGGAACTAATGTACGGACATGATTTTCATAGTGAGGTAAGGCTAATGGATCATTTTTTAAAGCTTCTTCTACCCCTAATAATCCATGATGCGTAACAACCAAATAATCGACTGCTTCTAATTCGTTTTGGATTCCCTGTTCAATTTCATGTCGATCACCTAAAGTAAATTTCTCTAAACCTTTACCTAAATTCTTCCAAGCAAGCTGCCAGTCCCATCCATTTTTTCTGAGTTGTTGTAATAGTTTTAAAGACAACCATTCATGTCGAATGTCATCTCTAATTTTTTGTCCCCCCATTTCTGGACTTAATTTTTTCTGAAAATGTTGGGATGCCTTACCAATATCATGCATGTCCCCTGCTGCACCCGCCAACAAGCTACTTGCTTTGACCCATTCATCTAGCATCAATAACTTTTGCTGTTTCTTGGTCGATGCAACTGGATATGCACCGTCATGGGCAAATTTATGTTTTGCTCCTACAACCCATGCAAGCTTCATTCTTCACACACCAAAATTAATGTAAGCGGCCACCGGAGTTTGTCGGGTGGCTACTTTTTTAATGCACTACGAATTTCTTTTAAGCCGTCCATTGTCATTGGTGCTTGCCAAGACGAATATCCTGTACGAATAGCATAGCTATCCAAAATCGCTCGAGTTTTCTTTAAAGCTCTTTTTTCACAAGCCGAGATGAGAATGACATGCATAATTTATTGTGGCTTTGTTGCATAAAGCTATTCATGAAGGTTTCTTCAGCAATATAATTTCCAGATGAAGAAGCCTGTCCCTAAAATCTACCGTACAACCAATTGGTCCTCGTATAACCAAGCTTTAATCAAGCGAGGAAATATTTCAATCTGGTTTGATCCCAAGACCCAATGGTATGCACAGCCTCAAGGCAAGCATGGACGAAATCAAACTTATTCCGATGCAGCGATTCAATGTTGTTTAATGATCAAATCTCTATTCCGTCTTTCTTTACGTATGGTCACTGGCTTTGCTCAAAGCCTGATTAAACTCTGTGGTTTGAATTGGACAGCACCAGATTACTCCACCCTATGTAGACGACAAAAGCGTATTGATATTGCGATAAGCTATCAGCAAAGTCGTGATGGGTTACACCTACTCGTCGACTCTACAGGGTTAAAATTTTTAGGTGAAGGCGAATGGAAGCGTAAGAAACATCAGCCTGCATATCGTCGCCAATGGCGCAAACTTCATATTGGTATAGATGCTAAGACCCTTCAAATACGAGCAGTTCAGCTCACAACAAACAATGTGAGTGATTCACAGGTGCTTGGTGATTTGCTTGATCAAATTCCGTTGGATGAACGAATTGATTCAGTCTATACAGAGGGTGCTTATGACACAAAGCACTGCCGACAAGTCATTTTAGATCGAGATGCACATGCAGTCATTCCACCTAGGAAGAATGCAAAGCCTTGGAAAGATAAGAAATTGAGATCTTTAGAGAGGAATGAATTGTTAAAAACAGTCAAACGGCTAGGTAGGTCACTTTGGAAAAAATGGTCAGGTTATCATCGGAGAAGTTTAGTGGAAACCAAAATGCATTGCATTAAATGATTAGGCGATAAATTAACAGCAAGGAGTTTTCCTAGTCAGGTGAATGAGATTCACGCACGTGTGGCAGTATTAAATAAATTCACGGAATTAGGTCGACCTCACACCCGAGTTGCGCCTTGAATTTGATAGGACTTTGTAAAATCAGCCTTTAAAAGGTTTGTGCAACAAAGCCCTTCAAAAGTGGCATTGTTATCTTCAAGTTCTTTCCGCTCTCGTTCCTGTTTGGTGATGATAGGATTTTCACCTTTACTAATATCCGTAATGAGTTCTTGTGCTTTTTTTCGTGCTAGTTGCCCACTTATTTCAGGATAGCCGCCAATACCTAACCACGACCATTTACCATCAGGCTTTTTATATCTTAATTGCCAAGATTTATTGCCATCAGGTTTGACACGAAAATATAAGCCTTTACCGTCAAGCTCTCTATATTCTTTTGATTCAGGTTCAAGGTTAGCAAGAGCAGTATCAGATAAGGGACGGCGTTTTATTTCTTCTCTTTTCATTTTCTTGTATCCCTGCGGTTTCAATTTTTCTTCAAGGATACACGTAGGGATACACGGTAAGCAATACTATATAAAGTTAAGATCAGTTATTTATAGGCAAGAAAAAAGGCTTAAACCATTACAGTTCAAGCCTTTTCGTCTTATATATCGCTAAATGAAGTGATATAAATTTATGAATTTGGTGGAGATGGCGGGAGTTGAACAAATATTTTAAATTATTGATTTTATAGTTAGTTTTTTATTGTATAACATGCTGGTATAACTCATGTATAACATTTAATTTTGATTAAATATGATTAACAACAGTCTCTTTTTTGTTCAAGTCCAACTATAGGAGTTGAACTCAGGAGTAAATATAGATCAATTTAATCCATGCTAGAAAGTTATTTTTGCTTCTTCTGAAAATGCCACCAGGCTTTTTTATAATAAACTTCGTCACGCAAGAAATTAATTTTGAGCTCGTTGCCGTTAAGGTCATAAATTTTGGTGACCTCTCCGTTCTTATCTAGATCTGCTAATAGATCTGCAACGCGAGAATCTGCATGATAATGAATTTTGATTAACTGTGCTGACATTAGAGTGCTCTCACTAAAAATATTGAAATAACGCTTGCATTGTGACTAGTCACAATATATGATCAATTCATAGCCAAGGAGCGATGCAATGAAAACTTATCATGCAACCAATAATCAAGAATTAAAAGAGATCATCAAGGGTCATGGTGATTATGCTGGTCTTTTTACCTCTGAAAACATTGCTCTTACAGCTAATGGCGACTATGGTGATTATATCTACACTGTAGAGTTTAATTCTATTTGTGATAAATCTGACATTGAAGAATATTTAGAAAACAATCCAGAGTTTTTAGAGGATCATCCAAATTTTGTTGTTGATTGCGATGATGCAGAACAAGATGAAACTTATTTTGAAAACCAAAAGTTACGTGCAATGATTGCTATTGAGTTAGGTTTTGATGCAGTTGAAGAAAATGACGGCTGGTTGGTTGTGAATGGTAAAGTGGAGTTTTTAGGACATCGCAAAAGCGAAGAGGTTGAAACTGAGATTGAGGAAAACTGGTAATGGCTCAAACATCAGCAGAAAGAAAAAAGGCAGAACGAGACAAGAAAAAAGAACAGGGTATGAAAGCCAAAGAAATATGGTTTTCACCTGAAAATATAATTTTAATAGAAAGTTTTATGAAAGAAAAAGATTTGAGTTCTTTTGAAGATGCAGTAAACGCAATAATTCAAAGTTCTAAATAGCAATCTTAAGAGACTTTAAATGTGAATAATTTTGCTCAAAATCAGAAAATTTTATTAAAAATGAGCAAATATTTTCTCAATTAAAGGCCCTTTAAAGGGCCTTTATACAAATCCCAACACTTACATTATTTTTGATCGTATGGGCTGTGCATCCTGATAACAGAATGCACAGAAAAACCAAAGCCTTCATAGTGAAATACGGTTAGCAATCCATCCATAAAAGAATTGCTCTTGGCTAGGATTACGCTCACAGATTTCGATGTAACGCTGGCCTTGCATGATATTAAGTACTCGTACCAGGACTTTCTCTCCGTCTTTTCCACGTTTAGCCAGAAAGGTTTTAAGTGCATTCAAAGTTGCTGGACCATAAATCCCATCTACTGATAAATCTGGCCACCCTGCTTTAGCATTGTTATTTAGTAGATTCAAAGCTCGTTGTAAAAGTGGTTTTGCAAATCCGGTACCGCAATTTACACCAGTATCTAAAAGTTCTTCAGCTACTGCTGAGCTGATTGTATTTACTTGGTCAAATCGCGGAGCTGTCCAGTACTGCTTTTTATAAATGGCTTTGGCCACATCAAGCGGTAAATCTTTCATATTGCCCTTAAAGCCATTTGTCCGCGCTACTGCTTCAGTAATTCCGTATTTTGTTGCGCCACCGCGATCAGCAGGATTATTTACATATCCACCTTCACGCTTAATTAACTCATCAAGATATTGTTCGATGTTCATTTTTAATCACCTTTAACTTCTTTCTTTAACTCTTTAACAACTTCAACGATGTTTTTACCTTCTCGCTGATTTATAAAATTCGCCGTGATACGGACGATGAACCAGCCGGGCAATCCACATGCAAAGAAAAACCCGCCAAGCGCTAGAACACCCCAAACATTGTTTACCCATTCATGTAGACCAAATTTCATAATAAAAAATGATCCACCTGTGATGCTTGAAACCACGGTACAAATGAGTCCTACTGCCCACTCTTGCGGGTTCTTTGGCATACGTATCATCATCACTACAAGGGCAATAAGAGCCGTACTTAAAATGACAACTATCGCCATACCGTAAATTTTAAAAAATGCACTTGCGCCAGCAGTGCTAATAGGTTCAGCCATTCTAGGCTCCTTAAATTTTGGTCAAAAAAAAGCACCCATTTGGGTGCGTGGTAATTTTTCATTTAGAGTTAGTTATTAATTAAATTTTTAAATAACTAGATTTTTAAAAGCAGCTAAATCTTGACGAATTTCTTGTGCCCAGCTTTCAATTTCAGCTTGCGTGAAACCAGTGTTGTAGACACATGCAAAAGCTATTTCAGGTATAACCGCCCAAGGCAAAGTATCTGCTTTTTTACTCCAGCCAATACCAACAGTATTATTCGTAACATTCACTAAATCGGTTGCCGACTTATTGAGGAACACATCCACGCCTTTCTGAAGGTTTGCATAGACTTGTAGATAAGAAGTGGACGATGCTTTAGTGGCTGAATAAATAAACAGCGTCAATTCATCATTAATATTTGATGATTGTTGAGTGAATGCTGTTGCAGTTCCAGTTGGAACGGCTGCGTAAACATTACCACGGCTACTGATTGTAGTACCACGACTTTTCCCATTTGGATCTACAGTTGAATGAATATAGTCACCAATCAAAAAACCTTGATTAGCCGTCTTTTTAGCAATTACGACATAAGTGAAACTTTCAGACTTTTTTACGCCCGTATCAATATAAGAATCTTTATTGAGGAAAGCACCAGTAGTACCAAATTTTAAAGGTGTGCCAATAACTTCTGAAGCAGCACCCGTCACGAAATTAAAAGCACCATGCTCTTTAAGAGCGTAACCAGCAGCTAAACCATCTTTCAAAAAACAAGGTAGTAAAGTAATATCCGAAAGCTTTTTATATGCAGGGCCAGCAGGCAGAACACTTCCAATTTTTAAATATCCATTCATCTTAAACCTCCAAAAATTTTGTGAAAATTTTACGAGAAAGCCTGTAGGCACCTGATTTACTCACATGCAATGTATCTGCCCATTGTGATGCATTGTTTTCTAAATCGTATGATCCCCAATCATCAAACATATTGTAGATCTCAGCCCCTTTTTCCTGTGACAGCTCAAACATTGCTTCTGCAAAGTTCTCCAGGGGAATTGGGGGTGAAATGACATTTGATTTAGCTGGAGCAATTAAAATAACTCCACAATTTGGATTGGCAGATTTAAATCCATCCATCATGGCTGAAATCCCTAATTTAAAATTACTCACAGAATGGCCACGGCGATAATCATTTGTGCCCAGGATAATCACCAATAAATCTGGATTTAAAAAACTGGATAAATCACTTTGAGCAGCTGGTGAGATTTTTAAATAATCTTGTCCGGTACTTCCGCCATTTCCCAACTTGTTGAACTCAACACCGCTACCCGTGGTTTTTCTTAAATGCATTCCAAAGAAGCAGATCGTACCGCTAATAACTTTCAAAATGGCCGAGGTGGCACCATTCAAACTGATTTGGACGCTCTTCGCCGAGTTTGCAGTCACATTGGTTTCAACACCATTAATAGTGTAAGAAAATACCCCACCAGTATTACCGAAAAATATTGAAAGCTGATCACCCTTTGTAAGATTTGCAAGTGTGATTGTTGAGCCTGCCGTGGCGCTAGTGCGTGTAAATCCATCAGGACCAGCACCATAAGGAAATGCTGCGGCAGCATTATCCAGGTCGTTAACAGTCCAGCCTGAACTATATGTAATGATGATACCATCTAACATATTTCGTTCTGTGCCCAGGTTGATCCAACCTGACCCAGCTTCACCATATGCTGTTTGTAAAATAGTTTTGAGCTCTGTCGAAATCGTGGTGTGCTCAGCCCAGCTGTCACCAGCTAAAACCACACGCAATTGATCAGTAATACCTGATTTAATTTTGGAAACTTTCGCTTTCCACTGACGTAATGCTGTGGAATCTGTATTAATCGGCCGACGGATATTCAGAACGTTCGTTTTATATGTGAGAGCCTGAAACTTTTCTGCTAAATAGTCATAGGTTTCTTGGTCTAAACCTGCAAAACCCAAAAGCCCGTCTTTAAACCAAGCTGGAATATTGCCTTGTTCATCCATTGCCAGTGGAACGATTGAGCTAGGCTGATTTTTACCGATTGTTTTACTATCAGCAAAATCAAAAACCCCGTTTTCAAACCAAGCAGGAATGTTGCCCGCCGTATCTATGGCTAAAGGAGTAATCGTCATAGATGGGGAACTACCCACCCTTTGATTTAGGTAATTTTTTGCTTGCTCTAACTCACTGAGACCTGTGTTTTCCCAATAATTACCATCTGGTGCACCTTCAGGTTTATTCCAAAACCAAATCGCTTTTGTGTCTTCAGCTTTAGCATATTTTTTTAGAGAAGTTGGACGAGATGCTAATAATTCGGCTTCAGTAGTGAAGCCCTCCAGCAATCCATCTGCAATTACTTGCTCAACATCAGTTTGCATTTTTGAGATTTCTAAAATCATTTCATCGATCTTTGTTAGATCTACCTTGCCATCGAGCAATCCTAAAACTTTTCGGAGGATTGCTAAAATATCAGAGGAATTAGTGATATTTGCTAAAACTGCATTCCAGTTTGTTGCCATCTTTTAGGATCTCCACGCAACAAAAAACCGCCGGAAGGCGGTCATAAATTCATATAATCAAATTAGTAATAGACGACTACAGTACAAATCTTGGGAGTGTATGCACCTGGCGCGTTATCACCACCAAAGGCCCCCATCAAACGAAATTTTGTTTTTGTCCTTACAAAATCTTCACGTTCTTGCAGACTGACAGCATCACTTCGATTGCTCGTTCCTGTACACACAACTCCATAATCCAAATCTGGCGCCTCATCACTGAGGGTAAATTCAATTTGGCCACTTCCAATATTGGCTACCGAAGCAAAACCTCGGCTTTTGACTAAATCGAACGTTGAACCATTTAGGCGAATAATGGCGATTGCTTTTTCACCTAAGGTACCACCGCCGACCGTATCGATAGTAATATCTTTAGAGCCATCAAATGTGCCACTACCCTGGATTACACCAGTGAAATTTATCTTTCGACCATTTTCTAACTTTCCTGCAGAAACAGCATTAGCACTTGCATCTAGTTTCCCATCAATGATTTCATTAATCTTTTTGGTTATTGAGTTAAATAACCAGTTAAACCATTGGCGTGCCGGTTTCTGATTTGATGGAAAGCCACTTAATAAAGTTAGTCCATCGGTATTTTTTGGCCCGTTCAGGCTAAATTCTTCTAACTTATCCATCTACTTCATCCGAAAAAATTAGCTCAACTCCACTTGGTAAAGGAAATAACAAGCGGACTAGTTCTTTATCTATAGGTTGAAAATCAGCAAGAAATTCAAAAGTAACAGTCATGTCTCTATTGTCCTTTAGCTTGAAAGGCACATCAGTTAATAACTTGCAGATTTCAAATGCTTCATCGAGTGTGCAATCGGAGTTATTGAGCAATATTTTTGCCTTAACAACGTTCGGTAATTTTTTAGGTGGGATGCTCTGTCCACGGTAACTACTAACACCTGATTCACGCCAAAACCCGCCAATATCCGGGTTATCAGTTTCGCCAAATGTTAATGCTTCGGGCTGACCATCAAACCCGAAGAAAGGGAGAGGTACAATATTTGGAACCACCTGCGGCGCCCCCACCCATTCAGCGATAATTCTTATTTGATCGCCCGTTGCTGAATCTAAATCGAACTTTTCATTTATGCTTTGCAGCACGCTCATACAATCAAGAATAGGTTCTATTGATTCTTTGACCGTCTGTCTAAATTTCAGCTTAGATCGGTGCTCATTAATGATCAGATTTAAATAATCATCTGTTTGCATTAACCACCCCCAGCAACACTAATCTCGATATCGTCTGAGTCACAATAAGCAACGGCATTAAAATCTAGAGTGTAATCACCTTCAACCGGCACCCCGTCTACAGTTAACTGTAGGCTCTCAATTTCATATGACCGCGCGTCTAATGCACCATACAAACCAGCTGGTACATATAACTTATTAATTGCAATACGGTCCCCAATATCGAGCTGGTTAATGTAATCAGCAGTAGCGCTTTTAATTTGTTCCCCAATATCTACCGTGTAATCTGAATTAGTCGTTAATTCAAAACGGAGACCTATAGATTTCTGAACTGGTCGCCAATATTGAATTTCAACTGGATCACCGTAAACCGTTGGACGAATCACAGTTGTATTTCCGTATAGATCACAACCAGGCGCTTTCTTTACACGAATGGTTTCGGCAATCAGTTGATCATCTCCTCCAGCCACAACTACCGATAGAGAATTGGGAGGAAGCTCCAAAGGATCTACGAATGATTTTTTATTCTCGTAGACCTTGCACCGGCTCACCCCATCAAGGCTAAACAACGCACCTAAAATACCTTCAGTATAAGAACGTGAAGGAATAGCGGTCGATAGAGCCTGTCGTTGTCGTAATTTGACATTACTTTCAACTGGTGCGCCTAATGTGGAAGCCTGAGGATTATTAACGGATTGCCAACCACGTGTAGGTGTTGAAATGGTCGTTATTGAATTTGGTAAAGCTAAAATTGCTCCAGGCTTTTCAGCTGAAGCAGCTACAAAAATTTCGCCTTCAGGCGGAATGACAACTTGTGTCGGCAACAACCACCGGTTGTTGTTTTTGTCACTCACAATACCGTTATTAATGATTGTGCCAGCAGCGCCCACCAAAACCACTGATACAGTTGATTTTGTGGCCACTGCGCGGCGAATACCGTTAATTTTCACATTTCGTGACAAGGCATCAGTGCCAGCAGTACTTGGTGACATAGAGCTATAAACATCAGCTACAGCAGCATTACAGTCAGCAACCACACGAGCAATTACACCAATCCATTGCCCATCCTGACTATCATTTTCCAAGTAAACATCTTGGCCATAAATTTCCCGATATTTTTCTTTAAGGTGCTCAACAATTTCGCTGTATGTTGAAACTGTTACGCCGTATTGGTTAATTACCGGGGCTATGCTAGTTAGTGCCATATTTAAATATCCCCTTGCAGATCGGCAGAACCATAGATCGTGGTTATGGATGATTGAATGGATAAAGTGCGTGTTTCTCCATTAAATTGACTATTGAATGAATCAATCCGAAGTACACCTTGAGTCCCTAAAATTCGCTGGCGAATCATCAGCTCAAAAAGATGATCTGTGTATTTACCCAACACGTCTGTTGTCCACCCCGTACCATCTGAGGTATCAGCAAACCATTCACCCACCCAAAACTTAAGACGCGTCATAACCGCCTGCGCTACACCCTCAGGTGTATTAATATGGAAATTATTTTGACCTTGGCCAAAGCTATAATCCCCATTTTCATCTAGCTTTCTATAGCGCATAAAAAAAAGCCGCCTTTCAGCGACCCCTCATTCATTTATGGTTTCGGTGGACCAGACTCACCAATACCCGGCTGTACTTTCGTATGGCCGTGGCTAGATCCAACATCCACATCATTATTTTTTAATGCCCCTATGACGCCTAATCCATCCTTCATTTCAACCGGGCAATTAAAAGTAGCTTTAGTACCTAAAAACTCCAACTCTCCAGCATCATTAATCCGGATCTTGGCATTGCCGGCATCATTTCTTATTTCAACCGCATCTGTAGCCACGTTTTTTAAACGTTTAGGTTGAGATTGCGGCGCAAAAGAAGCGAAACCATCAGATAGGTCATGCTTACGGTTTTCAAATGGTGGTTGAATGCCACCGCTTTGCCACCACAAATCAATGCATCGTGATGAAAAATGCACTAAACACTCATCACCACGATTAATGGGAAAAGTTAGAGCAAATCCTCCAGCCTTAGGCCAACAAACAGGTACATCAGGAATTTTTGTAATTTCCTCATGTTTCATGGAACCATCTTCCAACATAACTGGAATTTTGATTGCAGAAATTACTGACACTGTTTGTTTATCAGGATCATATTCCTCAACAATACAAGGCAAATTGGTCCAAAGCACTGCTAAGGCAGATTTAATCGCATCATTGATTGTATTAAGCAAATGAGGCGATCTTTCGTTATTACTTAAAGCCATAATCAATCCACCGCTGTAATTGTTATACCGGATGTTGGTACAACCGCACCTTGGCCCACCGCCACTAGGCTTGTATACCAATCGTCCCCGCGTGTATCGCCGTAATGCTCAACCGCTTTAATGATGTAAATACCATTAATGCCACCTGCTGTTTTAAGGTCCTTTTGTGCTTGATCCTGCCCTTGAGTACGGTAATCAATATCAAACGCTTGGGTCTGGATACTTGAAGTATTGACATGTATGCGTCTACCACGGCGTAACTGAGGATTAAGCAAGCAATTCACCATTAGTCCCTCAGTTGTAAGCTGCGGCATACCAATCATTCCCGAGTTAGCATCCATTTCAAAAACTGAATCAAGTAAAAAGCCACTGATACCAACCATGTATAAGTACTCATCATCAATGAAGTATTCTGTGTTGGTATCTTTGCAAAACTGTCTGATCTGGTCATCTAATGAACCAAACATCACTTTGCCGCGAACATATTTTTGGTCACTAAGCTGTGGCAACTCACCGGTTTCTACACCATTAGCCTGATACTCTTTGGCGATTTCATTTTTTACCTGGTCTACTGTCGTACCGGCAGCAATGGTTTTATTAACCACCGCATAGTTTTTAGCTTTATCTCCCGACTGAGCTAAAATGCATAAAAACTTATCCGTAGGGCTTTCACGTCCACGCCGGTATTGAAAAGTTGAACCTTTAAAAATGGTTGATAACTCATCACCGTACCCTGCCTCAAAAGTGACCATAGCACCGACATTTGAGTTATCTTCACCAGCCAAGCGATTCATTGTGTCTTCAGATAGGTTGTAGATATAAAACTCTGCTGCCTTAGGCGTCTCGGCCGTAGGTTGATTAATTCGAAATACAATTCGCATTTCAGATAAATCTAATGCCTCAGGCTCACCATATTTAAGTTGAACGGTTAGCCGGCAATTACGCTTCCATTGTTCACTCATTCCGGATCCTGCCAAAATAGTTTTATGTTAGTCCCTAAATCATTAAATGATTGGCTTTCATCCTCATTGAGATTCTGAACATACATAGAGCCATTAATCAGATGACTATAGGGGCTTAAAATATCGATACCTGAAACTAAAGGAATACTACGGGCAATTGGTTCAGCATTTGCTTGATAGATATCTAAGTACCATCGTTTGAGATAAACCAATTTAAGCTGGTAATTCACCTTATTTAGTTTGATAAAAAATTTCTGGTTCCGATCGAGTAAAGGGATTTCATATAACGCCATCTTAAAGCCCTACCGTATATGCGCCGCCTACCTGACCTAATCCAGTGATTTGAGATAACATGGACTGTTCAACCTGTTTCGGTTGTTTGGTACCAGAATCAACAACATCAGAAGTTACTTCGGGATTCTTTTGATCAGCGATTGAAACTAGTGTTTCCTTTGTTGAAACAATAAAAACTTTCTTAAATACAATATCGATCATCAAAGCATTTTCGGACGTTTCATCAGTGACATTCTTTAATGACTTAATCAACATGTCTGTATAAAGGCGTTTACCAGTAGAAATAATAAGTCGTTGACCTTGTAAGGCCTGCAACCCCTGATAAATACCAAGAAGTGACAAATCTGACCCAATAAATGTATTACCTATTAGCCCGTTTAACCTGCCAGCACTTTCAGACCATCCGATTTTCATGGTGACCTCTGGTGGTGCTTTAAAGCAATGGTCAGAAATCGGTGAACCTTTTTCTACTGGATGTTCCGTTATCACAAGCTCATCAGAATGATTCTCTTCAATAACTACATCTGCAAACAAACCCATTATTGAACGATGACCACCAAACAATAGTGAGCCAACTGTTTCAGTGGTAGCCATGCTTTCCTCCGGGCAATAAAAAACCCACCAGATGGTGGGTTTAACTTATTAAAGTTAATTTAGTTTTCTTTAGATTCTCTTAATCCATTTCTTAATAAAACTTTGCAATAAGAATAATTAGTAGAATCCAATACATCACAATTTTTGTTGATGTCTGTAATTGCACTTTTCGTAAATTTAGATTCCAAGTTGCCAAAAATATTTTGGCTAACTTTAACAACTCTATTTAAAGTTTCTTGAGAAGACTCATGTTGAATGTTATTTACAGCAATAAAAGTTGATGGATTAGAGAAAAAAGAACAAGTAGCACTCATATCATTTACTTTATCCAATTTAAATCCGATACAAAGTAATTTGATAGGGGCACCAATTTTTAAATTTTGAACTTCCTTGATAGATGGCCCATTAACATATAAATGATTAAAACTTCCAACGTCAAAAACTATAACTGGCTCACCAAAATCATTTTTAATAATACTTTTAAAGGGAGAATAAATACCTTGAATCTTACCACCATAGGTATTTTCAGCTTTAAAGATGTTATTAACAAATTCTGTGTAAATTATTGAAGGACTAGAAAAGCTATTGTTAACTTCAATTTCCTTTTTTCTAAAGGAGGACCAATTAAATACTGACTTATTTCCATCCAGCCAAGCTTCAAAATCGTCAGTTAGAACTAACTTTTGTAATGGTGTTAACTCTGCGTGAACATTAGTTGCCAAAGCTAATAGAACTACATAAAAAATCAATTTCATCTAGTTTACTACCGTGTCTTGAAGCAAACGTCCAATTTGCCTTTAATTTGTTTATTACAGAACCAAGAACCTTCTTTATAAGTTTCAATTACCTTTTTGGAAATACCATCTCGGTAATATTCTTCTGCGTCTAGCATATGATCAACATCTTTTCCCATAGCGATTGAACGATCTTCACTATCTGGGTTCATGGTTGATTCCTCAATTAAAATATTTTGTTTTCCAATTTTTAGCGCTGTATACATTCCACCAGCACCACCACCTGATGAAACAACACAAGGTTTAGTAATGTTTTGCCCATCAACAATAAAACATTGTCCTTTTCTGTCTGGATTTTCATGAGCAAATGCTTGAATTGAAATACAAGCAGCTAACATTACTAAGACCTTTTTCATAGATTACCCTAACCAATTAATGGCTTAACATTTCTTGCCATTTGAATCATTGTATTTTCATTATGACGCTGCACTACCTGAGCCGTTTCTTTTGGATTGTCTGCGCCGTTAATGGTCATTTCAGTATTATGTGACTGATAGATAGTTATATTAGCAGAACTTGCATTTGATTTGTTCACCTGCTCCTTATGAGGGTTACCAACATTCGCTAAGTTTTTTGTATTGCTAATATTTACCTTAGGCGCTGAAGTTATATTAGGTGTGAAATAGTTTCGTTGATGCTTTTTAAAAGAGGTATTTTGAACCATTTCGCCTTTTGCAATATAACCATCTTTATTGGAATCCCAAACCTTATTAAGTTCGTAGGCCTCACTACCTTTTTTGTATCCATAACCCGTGACAGCCGTATACAAATCAGCTACATCCCGTTTTTTAGATGATTTAAATCCTCTCTCTTTAAAATATTTTTCGACATAAACCATTTGCTCATCAAAAGACAAGGACGCGAATTTCTTGCGACTCATACCATAATACTTTCCTTTAGTACCCCCACTTCCAGCCATGAATTGAATCAATCCTGTAGCTGAAGACTTTGGGTTTTTGGCACTAGGACTAAAAGTACCACTTGTTTCAAAAGAAATTACAGCCGCTAAATCGTTAGGATCCACACCAATTCTTTTCGCAACTGCTTCAATAGTTTTTGCTTTATCAGAAGTAAAGTTTTTACTCTTATACTTTTGAGAGAAGCCTGTTGAACTTGCAATATTATTCTTAATAGTACTTACAGTTGATTTAGTTGCACTTACTACAGCAGCAGTACCAGTTTTAGCCGCTTCAGTTACTGCAGCAACTGTTTCTTTTGCGGTACCAGCTGGATCATCAATTGCCTTGGTAACAAACTCTACTGTTTTATCCTTAAGGCTTTTAATTAACTCGGCCAACTGTTTAATACGGCTAATTGCTGTTTCAATTCCGTTTTCCCACTTAGACCAGTCAATAAGGCTTTCACCGCCATTTTTCCAAGTTTGGTAGTCATCCCATAAAGCTGCAATAGCAGCGGCCAAAGCCAAGACAATACCGATTGGAGAAGCCAGGAAGGCCAATCGTAAAGACTTGATTAAAAAGAGTAGACTTTTCAGCATTGGCAGCACAGAAGCTAATTTAGCGATTGTGCCAATAAAGCCACCAAAGATAATGGCAAGCAAGGCAAACTTTAAACCGGTGGCCAATATAGCTTTAAAACGCGGATCCAGTTCAGCGAACCATGCAATCGCACTACGTAAGAAATTATTGATCACCTTCAGCACTGGAATAAGTACTTGTCCTGCGGTCATTACAACAACTTCAGTAATAGCTTTGGTCGTCATGGTGATGTCACGGAATTCAACCATGAAATCGGTACCAGACTTGGTAAGCTCATCAGTTAAGCCAACACTTTGACGTAATTTCTGGTACTTCTCCATGTTGTCGATGAACTTATCATCACGCATGGCCATAAGGGTATTTTCATCAATACCTAAAGAACTGGCATAAGCATTTGCCTGGTAGTAATCCATCCCTTTCATTGTTTTTGAAAGGTCTTTCATTACTTCCACACGGTCACGCAACTGTCCATTACCATCACGTGTAGCTACACCCATGCCTGTTAGCATGCCTTCATAACCGGGTGAGTTACGCATCTTCTGCGCCACATTCTCAAGTGACTGTAATGCATTTTGAGCATTACCACCCATTTGTGAGATTGCATCACCATAAGCACGAATATTTGAAGCAGATGCGCCAATACGTTGAGATGAGTAATACAGCTTATCGAGTTCACTTGCTGTCTTTGTTACTGCGACAACTGCACCAGTTGCTAGAAGCAATAAAGTCTTGTGCAGCAATGCCGCTTTTAGCTCTACCCCTTTAAGGGTATCGACCATTTTTCTAGCGCCTTCATTGTCCGTAGAGAAACCTAAGGATACAAAGAAGTCACGAATAACTGTATCACTCATATCTAACTCAACCTTTGTTTTGTTCGTTATATCGTTCGAGTAAAAGCTGGTTATCTGCCTGCACATCTAATGCATCATTCATCAATGCAACATCAGCTAGATCTACAGTTCCATCTTTTAATGATTCAAAACGACAAAGGCCACGAATAGCGGGTCTTAAAACCCAATCCTCGTGGCCTGGTAAATGCTTAAATGTTAAGTGGGCTGTTTCGTGCTCAATGCCTTCGTAAGCAGCCCTTGAATAAAATTTCCCAAGTTCGTACGAATGACGGCGATAGTTAGCGGCAAGATATGCTCCATGCCTAAATCATCAAACATGATTGCATCACGGACCACTACTTTTGCACCATTGCGGGAAACCACTGTTAGACACTTCTTAATGACATAATCAACATCATCCTCAGGCATCTTGGCGAAGGCATCCATAAGTGGTTGTAATGCTGCGCCAAGGCTTTCGAGATTTGCCTCAGCCAAGCCACTCACAGCGTTTTCTTCAGCGCTTTCTAACTTCTCAATGGTTTTTTGAAGCTCACCTTTTGCCAACTCCGTAAGTATTGGCATGATCGTAGGGATAATTGGTGCAATTTTTCGGGATACATGGAACTGGTCAATTGCATTTAAGCGACCAATTTCGTAATCATAATTACCAATCTGCATTACTCATACGCTCCTAGTTTTTGATCAATTTTGATTGCATCAAATACCCATTCGTTGAAGTCACCAACTGACTTGTAAGCCAAGTCCGTATGCTTCTTGAATGCGCATTTTGATGCTGTAGCGTTATCACCAGATCCAGCGTGATTTAGTGTGATAGTGTTCTTTCCCCACTTCTTAGTGCTTGAGCGCTGAATGTGATAAAGATTAGAAAGCTTGGCGTTAATTGGTGATGTTTTTAATAAACGCACGGTCACAGTGCCAGACTTGTTAGCACTTAATGAATGCATCCCTTCACCATCCGCGCCAATAGTCATGGTGTTAGCATCGCCCGCCATCGCAATGGTGATACCTTCATCTGCAACACCAGCACCGTAACCTAGGTCAATTACCCCATCATCACTGGCGAGCGTGCATTGAGTATCCATAAATGAATATGTAGACATATTTTCTTGTCCTTATTAGCGATTTACTGAGACAAGCACATCAGAGAAATGTGTTGCACCAGCCAATTTGATTGCAATTTGGAAAACTGGAGATTTACGTGCCTCACGTTCAGATTGAGCTTGATCATCTAAACTATTGGCAAAGACGTAATATCCTTTTGAAAGATAATCACCAGTTTCTAAGGCCCCAAAAGAATCACCATTCCATTGACCGGGACCAATAAGCCCATTCGTTACTGCCTGTTCCAATGCTCGCTCAAGCACCGTACATTGACGATTTACACCACTCTCCAGTTGTGGAACTTTGGTTGGTGTGGTGTAGAAAAGATTCCATAGAGCTGTCTCTAAATGGTTTTGCAACCAGTCAAGACCATGACGCTCATCAATGAATGAGCCATCACACATCACACCTTCTTGAAGAATTGCTGTGTCGTTGTTGTACCCTGCAAAAACATTACAGTTTTTATCTTTAAGCGCTTTTGCTTGGGAAACCTGTAAATCTTCAGCTGCAACGCCAGGAAGCTGCTTAAACTTCAATGTAATGGTCGTGTTGTTACCATTAAAATTGACACTAAATGCTCGCCCAAATACTGAAGCTGCTGCATGTGCCGTATCACCTGAAAAGATTGAAAATGCTCGACCATTATTTAATTTGCTGAGCTTATAAGCCAGATCGGATGTACTGGTACCATCCAAAGACAATGAGTTAGTAATTGTTTGGCCATAAATACGAGATGGTGAAGTCGCATTAATGAATGCAGCTACTTCAAGAACATCTGCATCAGAAATAGGCTCTGCGATATCTAATCCATACCACTTAAGTGACTTGTCCGCTAAATGTGTAATTGCATCCATCAATGGCTCAGCAGCATAGCCATTTACTGGTACCGAAGCATGACCAACGGTTAAACCCATCAATGAAGAAACGTCTGTACCAGTTGCATTGGCAATAGCATAGAAAATTGTCGAAGTGGTACCTGTGGTTAATGACGTAATTTCAAAACGGTTATAAACATCATTCCAAGTTACTGAAGCGGTACCCAGCTTGGCTGTTAGGGCAGATGCCACACCATTTAAATTGGTGACAGCTGATAAGTTCAGGGCAGTTACAACCTTTTCAGAACCATCAATGGTGATTTTCATCGAACCATCTGAAATAGCTGTGAAGTTTGAAATATCACGTTGATCTGCAGATAAAACCGCACCTTTTAAAACCGCTGAACTTGCCGATTTAACCCAACGGCCAATATATAAAGTTCGTGGTTTTGGGGATTGGCTAAAGTACAATTCAGCGGCTTTATATTCTGGCGCATCGGTACCATAATCTAATGCTACAGGTGTAAGACCCGAGTATTCGCGTAAACGTTCAACTGGATCTACAACACCATCCGTGGCACCAAGAATAAGTAAATTACCGAAGCTACGTGGCCCTGCTGCTAATGCCGCCAAACTAATGGAGACATTAACAACGTCTGAAACAGGCAATGTCATGGATTAACTCCTAGGAAATTCTATCGGCCCAGCATCTACAAATGACTTAACAGCAAACGTGCGTAATGTTTGCCGCTTAAAGACAGCGGTTAGGTCATATCGATGTACATACTGATTATTGAGAAAGTCAGGCGTGGTGATGATCTCACCCACCTTGATAAATTTGATTTTTTGCGCTTTAAGTTGCGCGATGTTTTGCGGAATGCCTAGACCATCCTTTAGGACGTTTGCAATTGATTGGCCGTGGTCGCCGTAGAATGATAAAAACAGCGTCAATTCTTCATGTCGAATTGAATCCATTGTTTCGTCTTTCTGGTCGAAGTAAGGCCCATCATCAGGAATTATTGACTTTACGGCGAAGGCGCACCAATCCTCACCAATTTCAGGAAAAGGCGGTGGATCTCTTTGAAAACGTGGCCGTACCATTGCACCTGGCAAAGAAGTAATACCGACTATGAAAGCTTGAAAGATGTCCTCTAGGTCTTGGTCATATGCAGATCCGCCACTAGGGGTGATATATCCCCCTGAAGCAGAATCACCCATGATTACCCCAGTGGTTTAAGCTCACAAATTGCTTTTATGAAACCTTGGCCATAATGTAGATTGTCCAGCACTTGAGCCACTATGTAGGTTTTACCCTTCCACGTAATCTCATCTGCTTTGGTATTTTTATCGCCTGAAGTTAAAGCAAACTGTGTGTGAATGTTGATTGCGCCTTTAATCAATGTGCCATCTGCTCGACGGTCCATATTAAGGCCATTATTTGTAGTAACTACGCCATCAAAGGGTGTTGATGTAGTCGTTTCTTGAGATCGTCCATTGTTTCCTACGATGACCTCTGTACGCTTACAGATAATGCCTGTGTCCATGAAGTCTGGATCTAGCAAAACGTCTGAAACATCAAGTTGAGCCACGCTTTACCTCCTTTTCCTTTTTCATGATCACGTAAGTAACCGACTTTCTAAGCTCTCCAGTATCAATCAACGGCCGAACTAGGCCAGACTCAGCTGGACCAGTTTCAAGCTGTTCAAGATACTGTTTAGCGCCTTTACGGCCACGCCGTGCTCGAGCACGGATTGTGGCCAAAGATAGAGGTGCAAATTCACCATTAACGAAATAAGCCCGAACTGAATTCATTGCAATCATTCCAGCGGACTCGAGCAATTTCATCATTCTTTGGCTATTACCATCTAAAGCGGCATCAACCGCTTTAACCAGCTGATCGCCTACTGGTTCTTGAACTTCTTCAACACCTGGCACCAGGAAAGGTCGCTCAGGAATGTTTTGAGAAGGTGAGCCGCCTTCCATGAGGTAACCAATCTGAGCATTGGTAAGTCCGTCACCATCGGTTCGAGCCTCCCCATGCGGAATACCCACCAAAACATCCATTTGAGAGAGTTCAGCTACAGCTTGGAAAATGTCAGCTAAGCCATTACCAGAAGATTTAACACCACTGCTCATAATTGGATGCCTCCCATACCAGCCATCAGTAATAACTGATAAAACTGGACACCCCAGGTAGTTTGGTTCCAATGGCCAGCATCAGTAATAAGAACGCCGGAAACATCCATAGATTTTGAAACGCCATCAACTGATTTAGAGGTCTCATTACCTACGATTTTGCCGGCATCCGCACCAATACTTGCTGCAGTCATCGTACGCCGATAAAGCGTAAGATAATGAGCTATGAACAGCGTTAAACCGTAATCAAGCATATCCTCCCAACGTTCCTCGCGAAGTAACTTTTTCCCGAGGTTTAAATAGAAATTAAACTGAAATGACGGATATTGCGTTGTATCAGCAAATGCCGGCATTTCTTCACGAAAAGAGGATTCACTGATCATGGGTTAGGTTTCCTTTTGTGTGGCCTTTTCTTTGGCTGGTGTAGCTTTAGCTAACTCAGCTTTCAACTTTGCAATTTCGCCATCACGGTCTTGGAGTTCTTTTGCTGACTGGATTTTAAGATCACTAAGTTCTTTATCCTTAGCTTTCATTTCTTCGTCATGCTTAAGAATTTGTTTTGCTGCTTCATCAAGCTGGATTTGCATTGCTGCAATATCTTGATCCTTTTTCTCAAGGACTTGTTCAAGCTCATTGGTATACGCTGAATGTGCTGGAATTTCCTGTGAATGAGCCGCTACAAACCAATGTTTGGCCACCTCTTCTTCAACTTCTTGAATTCCAGCTTGCAACACGATTGTTTTCGCTTCCCCTTGTTCATCACGGCCAAGGTTAACGGTTAGCGGCTTACTCAAAAGAATTTGTACTAACTTAGACATGCTCACCTCTTATAGGCCATCAGCGTAATAAGCTGTTTCTGGGTAAACCCATTCAACAACACCTAAACGACCGAAATAGGTTGTAATTTGTCGAATACCGCGGAATTCGATTGGTGTACGTTGCAACGGTACAAGTGGGAAACGCACACGATCTTCAGATTGTGTATACGTCAACATACGATCCGTACCACCTGCACCACGGCTTACACACCACTTAGAAGGCTGAATATTTAGAGGTCGGCCATTCACTGAATTACTTAAGCTATTGAGCTTTAAGAACTCAAGAATAGAAATATTCCCTGCTTCGCTGACAATACGCGAAGTTAAGAGACTAAATTGAACTGGTGGCAATAAAAGCTTGTCCGGGCAAACCGCAAAACCAGAAGCCACCCAAGCGTTATTTAAGACAAGGTTTACATCGTCTAAAATTTCTTGTGGGGTTGCTAGTTTCCAGTTTTTATTAACGTTGGTCGCACCTACTTTAGAAGAGTTTAAAAGTCCTTCTACACCAAGCTTGTCATCGCCGATATATACCTGCTCGTCAATATCCATTTGATATTTCAGATTCATACCTTTGAATTTCTGGTCATCCACTGGACGGCCTACAGCTCGTGCAGACTCCAGCTCTGGAATGGTATAGCCAATTTCCATACCCCATAAGCTAAGAGGCTGGGCAGTCTTACCAATATCCAATGCAATGCCGGCAATAGCATCGGTATTTTTACCAATCCAAGATTTCCCGGTAGGTGATGGACCACCAGCTGCAGCAAAAGTAGAGTTTGTGAATGAAGATACTTCATCTGCAATAGATACATCAGAGCGTAAGTCCATATCACGACCCCATGTAATAGTTGCTAATGGCTCATGTAGAGTTTGGTCAAGGCGCTCCAATTCACCTAAAAGAAATGCACCAGTACTATCAATTGTACGTGCATCAAAGGTATGCATAGTTCCAGAATCACGTGTACGTGCTCGAATTGGTCGACCCATTGCTACTGCTTGAGTCATGGTCGAAGCTAAGAGTAATTTACTCATGTTTTCATTTTCTCCAGGCGTAAAAAAGACGCATATAGCGCCGTGATTTACGTCAAAATTATTTTAGATGTTGTAAGAGATTTCTACGTTGCCTTGAGCGTCTGCATCATGCATAAACATTGCATTTTTTAGTTCAATGGTATTCACACCATCTGCAACCGCTTCAATCCCGCCGATAGGTTTTAGTTCTGTTCCTGTAGCTACACGCACATAAACTTTCCCGGCTTTTTTCGCTGTACCAGCGTTACATTTAACTGTCATGTAACCACGGCGCATAATGTCATGCACAATTCCCGATTGAGGTACAGCTGCACCGATTCCATTTACAGCTGATTGAGTAGGGTAAGAACGAACAATTAAGCCATATACATCGGTATCAGCCGCTACTAGCGGTACGATTCCATCTGCTGTTAGCTTTCCGAAAATACCGAAGGCACCAAAACTACCTTTGAGAATGTGTGCTTCAACTGTGGAATGTGCTTTTCGTGAAATATCACCTGGAATGCCTGAAGGCATACGATATAGATATGCATTACCCATTTATTAATTTCCTTTGTTTGCCCAGTGTTCGCGGTTACGTTTGTTAATTTCTGCAGGTGTAAGTGGCGCACGACCAAAATCACGGGTAGAAATGCCTGAACGCACCCCAGCAGCGTTATTTTGTTGTTTGATGAGTTCCGATGCCCCAATAAATGCAGCATCGACTGTATAGGCTGGCATAGTGTCAAAGTTCGGAGTAGTACCTACAAACGGCTTCAAGGCTTTTTGGCCATCTTCCGTAGCATAAGCCTGCTTTAATACATTGCGTTTAGTATTTAAGACAGCTGGGCCATTATTGGCACTATCGAAAGTTGGCATTTTAAAGCCAGGCACTAAAACTTCTGCACGTGATAAAACTTCTTGAAGTGAATCACCAGTGTGATTTTGAATACCTTGTTCAGATAGTTTTTGAGCTTGTTCAGCTTCCAAAATATCGTCTTCGGTTTCTTTGCCCTTACCATCTTCTTCTTCATCATCATCTTCAATTTCCGATTCAGAATCTTTGGTTTTTTTCTTTTCCAGATTTGAGAGTCGCTCATCAAATGTTTGGACTGTTGTTTGAACTGTTTTGAGGGCTTTTAAAAGTTCACGATTGATTGCAGCATCAGTTGTTTTGCCGTCATCATCTTCTTCGTCATCTTCGGTTTCGACATCCTCCTCATCAGTGCTCTTGGCTTTTTCCAAAGCCTCATCAATTGTACGTTTAGCTTTGCGCAAGCTTTCCAGCCAGCCTTTACTCTGTTTAGGCATAAAACTATCTCCGATTTTACAACGCGACCCACAACGCCCCTTTTTAACCAGAGCAATGTGATTTCCAAAAATATTTGTTTGAATCCCTTTTCCTACGCTAATTTCCGTGTAATCAGCGTCATACCCTAGAGAGATTTCAACCTTTCCTTTCATCACAGCATCAATCATGTCTTTGTCTGTAATGAGCAGATCCGCTACTAAACAATCAGAATCTTCATCCTCTCCACGGCGTACATCATGTGCAGTTCCGTTGGAAAGTTTCTTCCAATTCTCCGGGGTTACCCAACCCTTGGGATGATCATCTGTAACAGGCTTCCCTTCAAAACTAGCGATCGTACGTGGATCAAATAAAACATCTTCACCACGTTCAATAATGATTAGACCAGAGTTGTCGGCGGTAACTGGTACTTCACCATCGGCATAAAGCAATTTACCGATCCGAGCTAATGGAACATCTCGGCAAAGCAAATAACCTTCAGGTGTTGTTTCCCTTGTCCTACCAAGTTGGCCAGTAGTGTAGAAATTAGATCTATCTACCGTGGCCTTTGATTTAGTTTTCTTTTTAAACATGGTTCACCTATGGTTTTTTAGGTGGCGTCACTATTAACTCCACTCTTCGACCACGAATCCAATCGGGTGCATTTGGTCCTTTAATTTCCAATTCAATAAGGTTTTTAAATGCATCGGAAACATTCATGACAAATGCATGCTCATTAAGCTCTACAGAGGAAGCACTCTCTCTGCCAAATCGTTGTTGAATCTTTCGGAGTAAAGTTTCGGCATACTTTCTATCTATTTTTTCACCCTCGGATATTTCTTTATCAACTTGGGCTAAGCCATGCACCACAAACCCAGCTAATCGGTCTACCAATCCCGGAATTGCTCCAGGTGGCACACCTTCACGCATTGCTTGCTTGACCAGCTCTAAACGAACTTTTTGAATATTCATAATTTTCTCGGCAATAAAAAAAACCACCCGAAGGTGGCTGTGGTTAGGCAAATTTTATTAAACAGGTTTTAACTCAATATTTATTCGAGCCTGATATTCATAATTTGTGGCATCTTCATCTAAACACCACTCAACACCAACAATATCAAACCGTTTTTCTTTAAAGACACATCTACTACCGATCTGGGGAACTTGAGTCATTATTCGTCTTGCAAATTGTGGAACCTGATCAACAATAAAAAAATTGATTGCGAACTTTTCTGAATGAAGCGTTTTACTCATGTTTCAAACCTTAGCCAAATTGAGGGAGTGGTTTTATTTTTGTTATATCGTCAAACATTCCTGTTGGTTGCCACCCGAGTGGATAGCGCCAATCAACATAAATAAACCAATCTTCCTCTACTTTCTTGTAGTAGCGATAGCTATTTTGTTTTTTGGTTTCTTTATAATGAGTGGCATCTTCAGGCGGTTTTCGATTTAAACAATAAATTATCGCTTTTTCCAAAGAATGGCCGCCCGCCTCGTCTACCCACTCATCCCAATTTACCTGATTGCCATTAGTGGAAATCTGAATAATTCCATGGTCATCCTTAATAGTGAAAAGACCTATGATTATGTTTGATTCATCAAAAATTACATCTGTTTTAATCACTATCAAGCACCCTTGTAAATCCACATAAACAGGATAACACTTTTAGCTTTTTTCAAAAGTTAGATGAAATTTATTTAACTAAAAATCATCTGCTATGACTGGCTCAGGATAACATCGGCAGTTAGGCAAACAGCCTGCATGACCTGTTAAATTATCCAGAGTTGGCGGCTTATTCCAATAGACAAATTTTCCATTCATCTCCTTGTGACTCTGCCGAACATCTCCATCTTCACTGGTCCGCCAGATATAGCCTTCAGATCCAAGATTCTCGGCTCTAGCTTGAGTAAATACGCATGATGCTCGGCTAACTTCAGTCTGGGCAATTGTATTTGCTCTGGATCTTGTCACACGGCCAGTGGCCATAATCAAGCCAGCAATCTCACTGGAACGGTTACCTTCAATTAGCGATCGAGTAGAAAGGTCATGAATACGCTGGGCGGCATCAAGAGGCAAAGACTTAATAAGTCTTACTTGGTCATTTAAAAGCTGCTGAAATACGGCTCCAGTGTCCGTATTCCTGATTTGCTCACGTACACCACGCGATAAATCCTTTGCATAAATGAGCCAAGTTTTCTCATCCCTTAAAGCGACATCAGTAATGATTCGACCAGCTGCATTTTGCGCCCAAAACTGAAGCGTGTTTGCATACTCGTTTAATGACGCAATCATCAGTGGGTATGACTTTGGATCATTTACATCAAAGCCTTTAACGATCATATCAATGTATCCCGCAATCTTTCTAAGCTGCTGGCTGTACCGTATCTCGGTCTTCCTCGCCAGGTGCGGTGATATCCGACTTATTTGGTTTTTCATCGTCATAACCTTCATTTGGCGGCGGTGGATCATCTTTAGCCTGGCTAATTTCCTCATCAGAAATATGCGAGAAGATTCCAGTAGACTCGCTTGATTGACGTAATTCTTTTAACGCCGTTTGGCGCGAGATGATTCCAGCATCTTCAACCTTAGTAACTGCCTCGGCAACTTTGGCCGCAATCTCTGCCTTTTTCTCATCATCGATCTGCCACAATGAAGCAAAATCAAATTTAAAAGAGCTAGGTAAAGGTTTACCCAGCTTTGACCGAGAAACAATTTCAAGCAGTTTATGCAACGGCGTACGCATACGGCCTTCTTGTTGCTGGTTAATATTGTCGTAATAGTTCGATAAGTCAGATTCACCTGTAGCATTAAACCCAGCTGGAGATTGACCAAATAAGCGAACTAATGGGATACCCAAGGCCCCAGCAATTTGCTGGCCAAACTGCATCAGAATATTATCAAGCCCAGAAAAACTATATTGATGGGCCTCATAAGTATCTTCAGCATCCATCAGTGTCAGGCCTTCGTTAGATTGCCATAAACGGATTTGGTTTATTTGCTCAACCAAAGCATCATACATTCGCCCACCAGCAGCAATAAGCCTACGTAAGCCTTTTACCTTGTATGTGCGTAAATGAGCTTTATAGATAAGCTGGCCAGCACCTAATGTGGCGCTATCAAAAATAGTTAAACGATCCTCTAAGCGCTCAATAACTGATTGGCCCCATAAATTTTCCGCTATAGCCTGCCAGTAAGGTAGTTTAATCCCATCCATTCTGAAAACACGTGAATAATGAATGCGCTGATTACATAAGCCTACTGAGTCAGTAATGACATCATAGTATTTAGGCATTCCATAATCTGGACCATACTCGGTGACTAAATCTTGCAAGTCAGGTAAAACCATCCAGCGATCTAAAACAAGCAACCCTTTGAACTGATCTTTACCAATAGTATTTACATTAAGTGGGGTAGATACATTTTGGCCGTCAATTAACATTACAGCGATGGCCCCACCGTAAAGTCGAGACCAGCGGATTGTCTCATTGATCTTATCCCACACTTGCAGGTTATCTAGTTCCTGGTTAATTGCCTCCACATCTTCTGGATCATCCATGCCACGGATGTTAATTCCTTCACGTGTCATGTCATCCGCTACAACATCGACCGCTTGCCCAACCACCCAGCTTGATCGATACATCGCTTCAAGCTTCAACCGATTTCGGCTTGTGAAGTTAAAACCATAAGTCGATTGATCGTGTTGATTTCCAGAACCCAACCCAACTCGAGCTGCAAAGTTCTGGAACGAATCTCTTGTAAATTTAATTAAGCCCATAACTTTCTCTTTATAGCTTGCCCCAAATATTGAGTTCAGCAATTTGCGGGTTAAAGCAAATCATCACGCTATCTGCTCGGTTCGGTGAAGCTGTGCCATCAGGTTGTTTGTTGACTAGGATTTTCCCAACACCATTTTTTGTGTACGTTGGTTGAGATAGCTCAGTAGTGAGTAGTGCCAATTCCTTGGCATCAATATCTTCGCTTGATAGTGAAATGATCATGTCTGGATCATAATCACGCCCCTCAAGTGCTCTAAAAGTTTCCTGAAAGCGCAAACGTAATGACCACCATGACTGAGCTTTAAGATTGGCAAAAAAGTCTTTATTAAGACGTTTCTCTACCATTTCCCCTTCAGGGTCATGAACTGAACCGGATCCGCGGAATGACTCCACATTAATCTCGGATAAGCCCAGCTCTCTGCGCTTTTCATTAATCACACGCGCATCACCACGGCACCCGGCGCCAAGGCCATCGGCATCGTAAAACAGCGTATCGATGGATTTCTCAAAGCATAGGTCCATAGCTTTTTGAGTCGTTCCGAAAATGTCATCGCCTTTACCAGACCATGTGGCCAAGTAAGTCATGACAACGCCGTGACGTGCTGCAAAAGAGTTTTTATCCTTACCTTCATCTGCAACGTCTAAGCCGCCAATACGATCTCCAGTAGGCTCAATCTGAAGCTTCTTATGTGCATCGATAGCAGCTTGAACCCAAGTACTAGGAATTAAGACGCCTTCTACAGAAGCGGCATAGTTAATATCAACCTCTTGAGCAAGAACCACATCATCAAGTGTGGCCAGCTGCTTTTCATACCACGGGTAAATAACTTTGCCGTTATAGGTAACAGTCCAGTTCTTATCAGGATTGTCACGCCAAGGCATGGTAAAGACGGCGTAACGACCACTAAATCTATCCTGGTGAAATCGATCGCCAATACCGTTCGGTGTAGATCCTTTAATGTGGACGTTGGTGTTTTGCGAGATAGCAGCATCTACAGCTTCTTGCTGTTCTACGAATGCCCATTCATCCAAAAAGTACATCGTGGTACGTCCACCACGGCCGATATTGTCACCTGCTTCACCGGTAATAGTTGCGCCGTTATCCGGGTTAATGATGCGCATGTAGTTATCATGCACTTTTTCAACAAAGCCCTTAGGTTTTAACCATTGGGGCATTTTGCTGAACATATCGCGGAATTTATGAAATAGGGTTTTAGGGTCGCCCTTCTTATCAACTAGTTCCTCTTTACGGCTACCAACTCCACCCGCAAAACCTTCTACAAATAACCATCGATGTAAAAAAAAGCCCAGTACAACGTAGCTCATGCCCTCATCACGAGATTTTTCAATTAGACCGTGTGTTTGTGTGCTTTCACGTTCCTCTAGCCACGCCACAAGCTCAACTTGTTTCGGCCGTAATACAAACGGAATGTTTGCCGGCAATCCAAATGCCATACCACGCGGATCATATGTCCAGATCCAATTGTTAAACCAATGGATTGGATCCTTGCTGCACTTGTAGATTTCCGCCTGAATACTTAATTCGTTTTGCTCGATTGCAGCCTTGTAGTAATAACGCCGTGTCATCTCAGTCATTACTTCAGGCAGGCGCACGTTAATAGTCCACTCTTTAATTAAAGGGGCTATTTCATCTAATGCGTATGTCATAGCTTTCCATTAATCACTAAGCGTGAAAGTTCCTGAGGCGAGAGTTTCGATAGTTCTTCAGGTGTTAATGCCAGTGGTGATGGGGTGTTAGTATTTTCTGTTTTAAGTGACCCACCACCAGCTCCAGTAATCTCAAGTCGCTTCTCGTAAAACCCTTTCATGATCTTTTGCATTTGGTCCACGATCTTAATTGTCATGGTCACGTTATTTTTTTTGGCAAAAAGCAAGTCACTCAAGATTTTTAACTGAACAATGTCATTTGCCCCACTTATGTTGTGAATCGGCTGTCTGAGATATTCCTCTCTTGTAGACTCGAATACTTCCTTGTACTCCTTTCTTAAGTCGCGCCCTGCCACCTTAGTCGGGTCATAAGCTTCAACTTGCTGAGGTGACACAGTGATGTTGAAAGTTTCCTTGATAGCCTTAACAACTTCAGTAGGTGTCATGAACTGCGCAAGAGACCGAACTATAAAGAGTTGCTCGGCTTTTTTAAGCTTCGCCATAATTCAAAATCCATCAAGGCTCATCAAGGAAACAAGGCAAAAAAAATGAGCCGGATGGCTCAGTTAATTAGGCAAGTTCCACAGCACTTGGAAATATTTACATCAGATACAAACGGCGCTTGCTTCGCCACTTCAATAAGTCGCTTCACGTTCTCGTCTGCTCCCCATCGTTTAACTACGCCTACAAACTCTTCAACATCATGGCCAGCCAAATAATGTTTTGGTAATCCTGTCATTTCACTGTAAAGAGGTTCGCCATCTTCATCACGCTCAACGCCGATGTGATAAAGCTCATGTTCTATAAGCGCACAAAAATCTCGGTCCGTTGCTTGTTCGCAATAACTCGCATCAATTGTGATGAGATAAACCGGCACATAACCAAACCAATCACGCATTTGTTGTTCCTGGCGAGCCTTGCGCCAGCCACCAACATTAAACATGACTTTCTCACACTGGCCAGAAACCATTTGCTTTTTAACCGTGCACGCTTGAGATGCCCATGCAAATGCAAGAAAGCCCTCATTCTCATGTATAAGTTCAGCGATATGGTCATGGTCTGGATTGTAGAGTTCACCATCAACGGTTAAATAATTTTTAACTACCCAATCCATCAGATCTGGTGCCGGTGTTAAGCGTGTAGCCTCTTCATCATCTGCCTGATCAATAAAATCAGTCGGTGGAAATGGTCTGATCTGTTCCATTTAAAATGTGCCTCTTCAAGTTTTTTAACCATTGGCTCGCGTAGTCAACTCTTAATTGCAAAGGTCCAGATTCATTAACCTTAAATCTTGTGGCCGACTCTAAGCGAACAACCGTATAACCCATCTCTTCAGCCACATCGTAACGGTCAAGACTCCATGCTTTATTTTTAAGCCTTCCTTTTCGTCCACCAGACCAAGGACCGCCAGCAATTTCAACTAAGATACGATGTTCAATTAAATGAAAATCAAATCGCCAATGCTTTGTAGATTTAAACTGAAATTTCTTTTCATACTTAAACCCAAGAACATCTAAAGCCTTCGTAAATTCTTCTTCAGCTTTTAAGTATTTTTCTGTAGCTTTCGGCAACGGCATGCTCTTTGGTTTAGGTTTCCTTTCTTTTTTCCTGGTGAGCATAAAGTACTTTTTAGGATCCATTGCACCACCAATATTTATAAGAAGCCCTCAGGCTTATTGTTGAGCCGTGCGAGTAATTTATTTTGCTTTGCTATGGCCAAAAAAAATCGCTCATCTAGGTGAGCGATCTGTTCTGTTGTTAAGCCCTTTGTATTGCAGCTTCCTAAATGATTTAACTCTACTTGGAGTTGTCTAATCTCATGAGTAATTTTTTGAAATTCAGTCATACATACTCCAGAAAAGAAAAAGCCCCGCCAATAACTAGTATTTGGCAGGGCTCCATGCGCCGTAATCCGTTCGGCTAAAAGAGAGGTGTGCTTATAAAACACCTCTCACGAGATTAATAAAACTTATTTGCGTGTATTCCACTGGCGAATAGCATAATTAACAACTGATCTTTCTTCATAAACAGTGTCGTAATGAAAACTTTCATCCCAAGCGATCATCGCCCAAGCACTAGGGCCTTTTGATCCACAATCATGACACCATGTGAAAGCATCCCATGCTATAGAGCCGTCTTCATCTGGTTTTCCATAATGTGAAGAATCTGTACAAATTGAATCTGATCCACAAAATGGGCAATTTAAAGGTTTTTCATCTGGCCGTAATTCTGGTTTTTCTTGATCAGCATGCCAGGTATTTCCCATTTCCAGTGCTCCAGATACGCAAAAAGCCCACTAAAATTAGTGAGCTTCTATTAAGTTTTTCAGGCGATCCATGTATAAAGCGCCCATTTTAGAAATACTTATACTCAACCGTTCTGTTTATGTCAAGCAAGGGTGATTTCTTCTGGCTCAAAATGAAACGATCTAGCCAAACTTGTTCTAATACTATTTTCCCAATTCTCTATACAAGCTTCAGCAATTAACTCGTATGGTTCATATCGTTCAGAATATCCAGATTTAGATACTTTTAATTTTGCGATCGTAATTTTTTCATGCAATGTATATGGGCGTTTCCCCGTACCACCGCATTTATCACAAAACTTAGATCCGTTTGGATATCCCTTTTCATTGAATAACTCCAATTTGCCTAATCCCTGGCAATGGCCACACATTGCCTTTGTAAATAATCGCCCACGCAAAACAACCTCAGCAATACCTTTGGCCACATTTGATAAATCGCCCTGACAATTATTTGGCTTAAAGTTCTTTTTGATCATTTCACGATGGATCTTACCCGCGAGTACGTTTCTAACGCGGAAAAAATCAGCTGAGTTAATCTCCCCTTTTTTTATTTCAACTTTACCCGGTATTTCACCAATACGCTTTTTTGATTCCTTGCCATTAATTATCCTGGTCTCATAAATTTTCTTTGTTTCTGTGATTTCTGCTATGCGCTCAAAATCAACACGTTCAAGCAGTAATTCTGCCCATTTTTTTGCGCCTGCAGGTAATAAGGCAATTTCTCCCAAAACAACATGCTTAGTAATTTTCCCTTTACCTTCGCTTTGAGCAATAGCAAGGCGAAGTAACTCAATAAAATCAAACTTTTCAACTAGCATAATCGCCTTCCTACTTACCCTTTACCTTTAATAAAAAACAACTTGTTAAAACCTTTTTCACATCAAAATTTTGCATATCGCCCGAATACAAGCATTGCTGCATCCCGTGCATGTTCATTAGTTCTCTTTGCCCACCCTGTTAGTTTTGAAAAATACTTAGCATCAGTTTTGGTTTTGTTAGCGGCAGGGTGAATCATCTTGTATTTCAAGCCTTGTTCTTTGCACCAATCCTCCCAAATCTGCGCATCCCTCTTAACTGAACCAATCCCCTCACGAACACCTGCGCCATATTTCTTTTGTTCTGAATCAATACGACCGAACCAAGTACGCAAACGAGCATCCTCAATAAACAACATTAGATTTTCTTTGCCATGGCCCTCTACCAGCTCTAAAACTTTGCTCATTGCCTGTGTAATTGTTAGAGATTCAACATCGCGTAGTTGTCCACCATTCCCCTGATCTATGGCGACTGCAAAACCAGTGTTTACGCCAGTATCAATCCCTATTAAAACTTTGCTCATTTCTTGAGATCCTTTAGCGCTTGCTCCAGTTGCTTAGTTGTAAATCCCCAGCCATAAGTCCACATATCCAAACCACTTTCTTTTGCGATCTTTAACCTTTCCCCAGCATTTTCAATGCCGACACCATTGATAAACTTTTCTAATAATTTGCTTAGCTCTTTTTGTCTATCTGATAAAAAGCTTGGTTGAATGCCTAAAGGTGGTTTCATCAATTGGCCACCATTATCAGAAAAACCTAATTTAATGAGTTGCCCTTTAAGGCCTTCAACTTTAAATTGCTGTTCTTGGAATGCCCACCATGCAGCAGTTAATAACTCAGCATCTCTAATTCTTAAGCTGTAATTAGATGAGTAACAATTCAACTCTTCATCGAAATGCATTAGAGTTGAATAGAAATATTTAAATGTTTTGGATCTTTCAAACTCTTCTCTACACTTATCCATTTCATTAGACTTATTCTTGGCTGGCTCCTTTTCCTCTGGCAACTTAGTCATAACACCCTCTGGAAGGCTGAAATATCCATGCCACTTCCCATTTTCCCAAATTGACCAAATCCCGCATTCATCACTGTTGTAGTAATATCCTGCTTGCCAATGCGTTGCACCTTTTGGACGGTTTTTTAATATTTCTTCAAGCATGGTTGGCTCCTTTATCTGAATCGCATGTCTCGCATTTATCTATATGACCCCACCCATCATCTCGAATGAAGCCAAACCCCTTACAAGCCTTACATTTGACTTTCTTTTTCTCACCCACCAAGAAATATCGATCTTTATGGTTGTATGTAATATCAATAGAACCTGAGTAATAACGCCTTAACGCCCCATCAATATGAAATTCATGCGATCCAATACAAAACATCCACCCCTGATCACCAGCAAATTTCGTAAACCATACAAAGTATGCTTCTCTCCATTTCACATAACGGTCAGACAGATGGGGAGTCAACAATTCAATTAAACGTGCCCTAAGCAACTCCATGCTTGCTGACATATCTCCATAGTGATATTCAAGATCGTAGCTATACTCGCCTGTGTTATATCTAGTTGGCATAAGATTCACCGCCTTTAAGCACTTGTTTTGCTTCCACAATTGCAATTGCGCTTTGCAATTCATTCATCTTGCTTGTTATCAGGCTGCCAACTTTTGGATACTTTTTTCTTAATCCGCCATTTAACTTGAAGTAACGAGTCATGTAGGCTTTAGCTTCAGCAAGTCCACCATAAGAATTAATTAACAATTCAGCTTCGCCGCGTTGAGAGCTATCCATTGTCCACCTCATCATGTTCTTTACGCGCTAACCACCACAAAACCACTGCACCGCTAAGGGCAGCTGTAAAAAATGAAATGAGTAAACCCCACGCTAATATCTCGAATTTGTTCATGCTGATTTCTCCCAATTGACGTCTACGAGGCTCGGTCTAAAAACGACAACACAGCATCCAAATGGTGCATTTGTTTTAGAACCACCGAACTTTAAGCGTCCACGAATAAAATGAATTTCCCTACCTAAGCAGTAATCTTGAAACCATCGGGCATCTGTTCTAACTGGAACTAGAGCAACTACCGTATGCCCCTTACTTGCTGTATCTGCTGCTTTAGCTACCCAATCAATAATTTCCTTGCCATAAGGTGGGTTCATCCAACACGTGCCAGTCCACTCTTGCTTTAATCCATCTATTTCAGGGGTAAAAAATCGCTCACATTTAGCGTTATCCGGAAGTGCACAAACATCTAAATCAAATTTAAAAACTCGATCCAATTTTTCAAAAAAATCTTGAGGTGTAGCCCATACATCTGTTCGATCATCAGCCAAACCAAATAACTTATTTTTAGTCATAGTGTTCATGCTGCTGCTCCCTTGCCCTGTTGGAATCCAACTTGAATGAGGTAAGTCATCCATTTTTTCTGTTGTTCAGTATCTGCAAGTTTTACAGCGATACGTGCTGCTAGTTGTTCATAGCTCTCGTTGCCTTCCGCATACTTGCTAGCAAACTCAGAATGTTTTGAAAGCTTTTGAGCAAAAGTAAAAATCTGTTTTTCAGAAAGTTGACCAGGTGTACCAGCAAACTGAGATTGTTTTTCCTGGTTTACCGCGTTGTGTTTTTCGTACTTGGCTTTTGCCCTGATCAACCAATCAGCAAACAAATAAATCTTGAACCCATCAACATGGTTTTTATCTGCATTGAAATTTTCAAAGGCGTGAAGCTCTCTGTGATACCAACGCTCCATGACGAGCTGATCAAAGTCGATTTTGTTATCGATTAAAAAAATCTCTTCACGAAGTTTTTTGAAATCAAGCCAAGGATTTTTATTTATAGATTCTATTGGTAAGTTAATTGGTAGGTTCTGTGTCCCAATATTGGTATTGGTTGCAGTACCGTTTTCGGTACTACTGGTAGTTCCATTATTGGTACTAGTCCCATTTTTGGAACCAGTACCAGAATTGGAACCAGTTCCGTTTTTGGTACTAGTACCGTTTTTGGTATTGGTTAAGGAGTCCTCTTCTCGGCCTAGAACTCCAATTAGCTGATAAATTTTTACACCATTCCCAGTTGTTTCACCGGTGAATTTAATGAATGAACCTTCCTCAAGTTCATCCAAAACTTTTATGATTGTCTTGCGATTTAATTTTGTATCTTTCTCCATTCGCTTAAGGCTGGGAAAACATTTATGATTTTCACCAGCTCTATCAGCTAGGGTTAAAAGGACAAGTCGTTGGCTGCTGTTTTGAATTTCCGCTCGCCACGCCCAAATTGTTGCATCTAAACTCATTCGTCCCCCTCTTCATTCTTCTGAATGAAAGTACTACCCAGGTAACGGATCCGTTTAGCCCGATATAAACTTGAGATGATTTGACCAGCATGAATAAGATAAATTCCATGTTTTCCATGCTCGTCTACCAAAGCCTGCATAAATTCATCACGCGTTACCGCAGCATTTTTAACGTCACGCTTTTGACGGGCTAAATTTCTCTTACGCTCAGCCAGTAGACCAGACAAGGTTCTTAAAGCTGGTTCATGCCAGGATTGAATATTCTTTTGGTGTTGTTGTTCTGAAATATTCATGACACCTCCGCTAATGCTTGCTCAGCTTTTGTTAGACGGCGTTTAGCGTTGAGCTCTGCTACTGTTGCTGTACGGATTTCTTTTGATGAAACCAGAATCAAATGATTCTCTGATTTGATAGTCCACAACCTAGTCAAAGTTTTATTTTTAACCTCAAACAAATCGTTTGATTTAAAATTACGGCACTCTTCAGTAAGCACCACTACATCACCCACTAAAAACTCTTGTGAGTTGTGTTTATTCAATTGGTTTGCTAAATTAGTTTGCATATTCGATTCCTCTATCAAGTAATTGAATTGAAAAGCCTGATCTTGACCATCAGGCTTTTTTATTACCTTGAATAACTTGAAGTTGGTAATTGACCGCTGAATCCCCATCATTCCCCTCTTCGACCACAATTGCCCGCATACGCTCATTTCTTCTAATACGCTCAAGCCCTAAACTTACGGTGTGCCACTCACCAACAATGGCTTTTTCAAAGAGGATTACAGCTTGTCTACTTATCTCCATTCCGTAATAGGCGGAAATATCACGAAGCTTGTCCATGATTTCTGGATCGTGCTTCGTTCTAAGATCTTCTTTTTCAAGACTCATATTTTTTCCTTAGTATTTAAGTCGCCGAAGGTTTTTTAATAATGTGTGGAATGCTGGGTTGAAGTATCACTAACCCTCGAGCTGAAACCTCAGGGACATATTCACCCCATTGGCTGATTGCAGCTCTTGAGACTCCCAAGGACCTTGCGAGATTTGCTGCTCCGTTGTAAGCATCAATCGCATCTTCTGTTTTGATGAGAACTTCCATATTGGAATCCAATACATAAAATGTTAAGTACAGTTAATCATAATTTATTTTTATTATCAAGCACACTTAATTTAATTGTAGTTAAGCTAGCTTTACTTTGTAAGGTGAAGATACTATGAATACTCTTCAGGAAAGATTTAATTTAGCTATAAAGCATTATGAGCAAACATCTGGAAAACGCTTCGTTAAAGCTCATTTAGCTGACTTTTGTGGTGTTAGTAGACCTGCGGTATCAGATTGGATTGACAAAAATGTCCAAACTCTTGAGCAAAGTAATGCGGAAAAAGCTGCAAAATTTTTAGGTGTAAATCACCGTTGGCTAAATGGCTTAGATTCTCGAATGCTAGAAGATATCAGCCAAGAAAGTAAAAACGATTCGCTTTATAGACCTGTTATGGCATGGGAGGCACCTGATGATCTTGATCCTGACTCTTTTATGATTATTCCGCATGTAGACGTTAAGTTTTCCGCTGGTAATGGGCGGGTAGCTGAATTTGAACCAGTGCCAAAAAGAAACGGCTGCGCACAACCCTTAGAGTGGTTTCACAAGAAAAGAGTGTCGCCTAAAAATCTTATAGAGGTTGATTTAGATGGCGACAGCATGGAACCAAGGATACCAAGTGGTAGCGTTGTTATCATTGATAAATCTATCAATAGGTTGGAGCAAGTTCAGAATAGAAAGGTGTACGCCATTAGATATGGTGATGAGCTGAAAATTAAGAGATTGTCTCGTAGGTATGACGGGGCCTTGATCATTGATAGTGATAATCCTAGCTATGAAAGAGAGATCGTTGAACCACAAGACTTAGAACATATTGGAATCATTGGTAAATACGTTTCTCATTCTTACGATGGTGAAATTTAGGCAAACTAAGTAATTAATTTTTTTAAAGAAATGAGAGTATTATGATCGCAACATTTAACAAATCCAAAACAGCATTAACAATTAATCGTCAAGAGTTTAAATTGGCGCTGGGTAAAATTGATGCAGGAATTGAGAAACAAATAGTCTCGCTTAAAAAAGCTAAGCAAAGCTATAATGCTGCGGAAATGGCACGAGAAGTCATCAGTGAAGCTAATATCTTTGAGGCTATTATTGAGGGCTTTAACGAAGCAGAAGGCACCAATCTAAAGTTAGCAGATATAACCAATCTTGAAGTAGCGCAAGGTTGGATAGATGATTTTTTAGAAAAGTATTCGGAGGTATAATTTATCCAGCCATCAATATGGGTAAGAAGCCATGACAAAAAAGAATAATGCACCAGAACTACACAAATACAGAGGCTTAACAAGCACCGAGCAAATGGTAATACACCAAATGCTCATCTCCTATGTTCGTGAGGAAAATTGTCGCTTTAATATAATTATGACTGGCACAGCAGAGCCCTATAACCTGGTAAAGCTAACCAGCATTAATTTTGAGAATGAAGCATCTGCAATTTGGGTTCATTTTGAAACCATCACAGGTGAGCAAATAGCTCTACCAATTGACTTTCTTTCAAGAATTGAATTTTCAGGTCAGCAAGAAATTTAATTAAAAAGATTAGGACTCGGTATAGGGTGATCTTAAGGATATAAAAGGGAATCCAGAATATGCAAAAAATAGAAATTAATTCCCGCAATATCAGCCATGTTCTTTATCAACACTTCTTATTGACGGTGGTACTTAGAACTGGTGAGCGGTTTATTTACAGACTTCTTGAAGCAACTACATTCAAAGAGTTTGTTAATTCAGAAGATAAAGATAAATTTTATAGAAGCCATATTGAGGCTAATAAAAAGTTCAAGCGGATTCAGCTTTTTGTGTAATTAAAACCGTGACCCGACACGGTCCTTTAGAGTATTCCATAACAAACTCCATTCAACCCACCACCACGGTGGGTTTTCTTTTGTCTATCAAAATAAAATAAAGTTTATTTTACAAAATATTTGTTAACCCTACTTTACTTAATTACTTTTGTTAAGTATGCTTTATCTCACAGATAATAAAAAAGCACATCGACTCTTCGAACTTCCGATGCGCTTACATGACACAACATGCGAGGTAAGTATGAACGTAAAAGCAATTCCTTTCAACCATATCAAAGTAACGGGAGTTACGGCTTTAGTTTTAATTGCCGGCTTAACTTCTTGTGAATATCAAAGCGCTAATTCGAGCGTTCCTTCTAATTACTCATATGAAAGCAAGCAAATGGTTGCTTCAGAATACGAGCTTTTAGGTGCTAAGCAGACTGGTGAAAAAACTGGTGTAGCTGTTATTCGCATTGATGGCTTTAAATTAAATGTAAGTTTTGATTTTGACGGCGTAGCAGACAGTTACGGCGTAGCAGGATCTGACTTTACAGCTGCAGAAATTACAAACTTAGCTATTGAGTCAGTCACAGACTTAAACGGCAAGCCTTGGAACGACTTCACCAATCGTGATGACCATAAAAATATAAATATTTTGTTGGTGGGCTATATCGAACGTAATAACTGGTTGGAGGCAGCTTAATGAAAAATTATAAATGCCCTACCTGCAATAAAGTTATTCCTGTTGACCGTTCAGAAATCAAAGCTGGTGATAAGGTTTCATTTTGTAGAGTAACCCAAACTTCTAAATCCGCTCGTTTTTCTTCAAGAGAAGGAATTGTTGAGTGCCGTGAAGGTGATGTGGTTTTAGTTAAATATCGCAAGGAACTGATTCCTTTAAATATTAAGGATGTCACTCCCGCAGGTGCTCCCGGCCCGCTTACTTATGCCTTTGTTGGAACTTGCGAATGTAAGGAGGCGAACCATGACTAATTTCAAAAAACACCCAGACGGCTACAAGTCATATTTAGGCCGTGACAATACTGGCCTCTACTCTGTACGCATTGGTTGGCAGATTTTTGTGTCAAATGCTAATGGCACCGTGCTGTACAAAATCATCAAGGAGGCTAAGACACCTCTTAACGTTGAGGAATTCAAAAAGGAATATCCCAAAGTTTGGAACGTTTTAACCCAAGAAATTAGCTTCCAGCGTTCTAAACAACTAGCTAAAGATTTAGGTGATTCACACATCCCTTCACCTGACCGTAAAAACTATAAGCGTTCTCGCGGCTTCACTGGCTCAAGATAAGGATAATAAATATGACAGTTTTCTTTAAAAAAGCAGAACGTAAAAACGCGAAATTACGCTTAGCCATAGCGGGCCCGACGGGCTCAGGTAAAACCTTTACTGCCCTATTACTTGCTAAGGGTATGGGTGGCCGTATAGCTGTAGCTGATACTGAGAATAGTAGCGCTGAGTTATATGAAGATTTGGTTGAATTTGAACATGCCAATATTCAACCACCATATACACCAGAAAAGTTTATTCAGGTAATTAAAGCAGCTGAGCAAGCAAATTTTGACACCCTCATTTTAGACAGTATTACTCATGAGTGGTCTGGTGTAGGTGGGTGTCTTGAAATTGTCGATCAACTTGCCGCTGGCCCATTCAAAGGTAATTCTTGGGGTGCATGGAGCCAAGTAACTCCACGCCACCGCAAATTTATTGATGCAATGTTGCAATCCAGCATCAACATCATTGTGACCATGCGCTCAAAAATGGAAACCATACAGACCAACGATAACGGCAAAAAGAAAGTTGAAAAAGTTGGTATGAAGGCCGAACAACGTGATGGTATCGAATATGAGTTTACGACTGTTCTAGATTTAACTCATGACAATATTGCTATAGCGACTAAGGACCGCTCTCGCCTGTTCTTAGATCCTCGTCAATTGGGTGAGCATGACGGCGTTTTATTAAAACAGTGGCTACTCTCAGGATCTGCTAATGCATGTATCAATGGGAATCAATTTTTAGAACTTGAGCACTTAATGCATCAAGCGGGAATTGATATTGCGAATTACTGTGCAAGGCGTGGTCTAAATAGTCTTCATGATGTTAAACAGCAAATATTTGAAGAGACTTGTGACGGTATTAAAAAAATCATTCAGCAAAATCAACAAGCTCAACAAGCAAATGAACAACGACTTATTGAGCAACAAGAAAAGACTTTAGAAAACGAGTACCAACTCGCTTTGAAACACATCGAGTCAGCTATACGTATCAGTGACTTGGATTACCCAACTAATTACTTCAAGGGTACTAAGTACGAACAAAACATTTTAAACGCCTGTACTGCAAAATCAGATATGGAAGGATGGACAGCATGAATAATTTACTAACAGCATCTGAAGCATTTGCAGCTCTTCAAAAAGGTAAAACTGTACTTTGTCGTTACGCTGGTGATGGAACACTTAAAGCTGATAAGTCATTCAGCGCCTTAGATCAAATGCCAGCAACGGTATTTGGTCTACCCCATTACGAGTTCTGCATTAAACTTGAAACGACTGTTTTAGCAGAAATTACATTCACCAAGCCAGTTGAACCGCATGATTTAGAAGATGGTCAAGTTATCTATATTGTTATGCCTTCCCATGTCTTGCGTACCAAATATAACTCTAAAAATGGTGAAACTTGTCTAAGTGTTGGTAATGGGTTTGCACAGCTTGATGAAGAAAATGCAAAGCTTCAACTTCAAGCTATAGGTAAAACTTTTGGCAATATGATTACTGATATTCAAGTAATAGACGTAACTAAAGACAAACCAAGAGGTCAAAAAGGTAAACAAACTAAAGCTGAACAAACACTTGTTTCAGAAAAAACTTCTGAAATTATTGCTGAAACAAAGAAGACCTCGATTGTTATAACTGAGCAAACCAATGTCACCGCTTCTGAGGATCCATTAGTTCCAAATACTAATGACCCGACATTAGATCCTGAATATCAAAAAAATCTTGATACCCTTCTGCAACGCGTTAGTGAGTCAAAAACACCTGACGAAGTTAATGCAGTTTATCGCTATACCCGTACTTGGTCTGATAAACAAATGGAACCTTTGCTTCTTGCAACTCACAAACGACTTGAACAGTTAGAAAAAGAAAAGGCTCCTTCAGGTGAACCGCCTTCTCTAATGGTTCAGATCCAAAACGCACCAGATCTTACTACCTTGGATGCACTTGAAATTGATGTGGCTGCACGAGATCCACAGATTCAACCGAAGCTTATGGGGTATGTGAGAAAACGCCGCTTCGAGTTAGAGAATCCGACATCTACAGCACCTCAAGAGGATGAACCTGATTATCTGTTAGGAGGCAACTTCTAATATGAAAGATCAGTTCAAGAAAGTGAATAACAAGCACTTACTTGGTTTTACTAATTACTTGCACTTGCTGGGCTTTGTAATAGTCCAGCAGGGAGCAAACCAAGCAATGCTTTTAACGAAACATTATGCCGTACCAGTAGCTTGGCGCCGCACAACAATCGACTACAACAACCGGTTAAATAAACCCGCTCAGCAGCTTTATAAAGAATTTGTTGAGTGGACTAAAGAAGAATATTTGAGGGCTTAAAAATGGATATGGAACTATATAAATCAGTTGTAGATTTCGTTAGAAATCATAACAAAGCTAGCACGTCACATATTCAACGTGCATTTAACCTCAGTTATAACCGTGCCGTTCCAATCATGGATAAATTAGAAGAAGACTATGTAATTAGTCCAATGTCAGCAAATGGCAAACGTGAAGTTTATCCTGAAATTGTGGCTGAGCTCCAGCAACAAATAAAAATTCTAACTGCCGATTTAAAAGAGTCACAAAGTGATTTTGCTTATGCATATAAGTCTGTTACTAGCTGGACTGAACGAGCATATAAACAACGTGAAAAAGTTGAATTAATTAAGAATGAGGTTGAGCGATTCAAGCAATCAGGATCCCCTTTAGACTTAAATCAATTCTTAAGTAATTTAATTGAATTGGCCACATTTAAAAATGATCATGAATTTACAGATCATTTATTAGTACCGAAAAAAGATATTGAAGATTGGTACCTCGATGAGGATGAAGGCCTGTGGCTGGATCATGACGGTATTGACGGAACTCTTTGTGAGTTGGATATAGGTAAGGTTCAGCCAGTAAAACACAAAGAGTTTTTAATCACTCAAAGCAACACTTTGTATGCCACAAGGGTTTGGGATGGTGAAGATGATCATATCGCATGGAAGTTATTTGATTCAGAAGAGGCTGCATTAGAAGCGGCTAAATATTGCAAACAAATGTATGACGCAAGGGAATCGGGAGCTGAACAATGAGCATAACTCTTAACGGACACCAATTAAAAAGCCTTCTCGATTTTGTTAATCCAGATGGTACGAATGATTTAGACCAACTTGATACCGAATTAACTATAGCCTTCTTTGAAGATGGGCACAGTGGTAAAGGCTATTACTTTTGGATGACTGAATATCCTGAAGAAGGTGCAATGAAATTGGATCACCTATCTGGAGCTGCTAATGAATAAATCTACATTGTGGGCCGTTGCAATGCGGCCTGAAGGTGACAGCCCTCTTAAACAAACGCCAGCAGCTTCTAAAGAGATAGCCGAGAGAGTTGTAGAGCGTTATAGAAAAATGCATGAAAAGGAAGGCAACAACTTTTTCTTAGAAATTTTCGATGATGTTATCAAAGTCCAGAAATGGCACGGCACACGTAAGGATCATATTAAAAAACTATTTTATGTAGAAAGCTGGTTCACCCAAGCAATGTATCAGTGCTTTGATTTGAAGACAGCTGAACGTGTTTTTAAGTTTGATGAAATTGTGAATTGCTACAAGAAAGGATCTGCTCCCCTTGTAACCAAAAGCTTTGAAGAAGCGAAACAATTTTACGGATCTGGAGCTGAAACATGAAAGAAGCACTCTACGGAACAAATATTTTATGGTTTTTAGCTTTTTTAATTGTGGTTTTCTGGTGAGGTGACAGCATGACATATCAAATTCAACCAATTGAACTGCCAGATGATTTAAATAGCTGCTGGTTCCACCCTGATATTGAACAGCATGACACTATTGGAGAGCACGCTGAGTTTTATACAAAAGAACAGTGGGCTCAATTGCAAAAGAATCTTGGCGTCTCTATAAAAATCGAAAACTTTGATTATTGGGACATTGAAGAGATACCAGAAGAAGACACTAGTGATTGGTCGAATTGGAAGCCGCAACCACCCGAACAAGGACTATTTTTAATTGCAGCAGTTGATTCAGAAAATGGCCCTGTTCTTTGGTGGGCTAATCCAATCGTAAAATGTAAGGAGGTTTAAATGTCTTGGTATTCTTTAAGACAACTCGCTAAAGAACTCGGTATGGCTCCAAATACATTTAAAAAACATTATTTGGAAGAGTTCCCACCAGATCGAGAGACCAAAACTTATAAAGGATGGACTTCTCAATCCGTAGCTAAAATTAAAACTGCAATTCAAGGCGCTAAATAAGCGCCTTTTATCCATCCTTCTACTTCATTTGCATACCAAGTCATTAATTCTACACGTTCATCCCAATATTCTGCACGATTATAAATTTTGCTTGTTTTATCCGCTTTGGTTGATTTATTCACATGTGCGATCTGATAGTCGATCACCTCACCACGGAATAATTTACTTTCATTTGCATGAGTCGAAAAAAGTGAACGAAAACCGTGGGTAACCATTTTATCTTCGTAACCCATTCTTTTTATCATGGTAAGTACCGACTCAGACGTCATATATTCATAAGGCTTTCCACGTTTTTTAAATATATAACCATCATCAATTTTTACGCTTTCAAGCTCTTTAAAAAGTGCATAAATCTGTGGAACTAAAGGAACCATTAATTCCTTTCTTCTTTTCATGCGATCAGCTGGAATAATCCAAACCTTATTTTCAAAATCTAGTTCGCCAGAATCCCATCTAGCTTTTAATAATTCTGTTATACGCGTTCCTGTATAACAAACTAGAAGCATTGCCATTTTAACTATGGAACTTGAGTGGCTCGCTTGCATACGTCTAAAGAATTCAGGCATTTCACTTGCAGGTAAACAAGGATGGCTATCAGATTCATATTCAGGAATTACATCTTCCACTAATGTACATGGATTACGATCTGTATAATCTGAGGCAATTGCAAAATCAAATACCTGTTTGCCAAGTCTTAATGCACGACTTGCTGTTTCTAAAGTACCCTTTGCAACAATTTCTTTAATTTTCTTCGAGATGTGCTTTCTTTCAACTTCATTAATTGGAAGATTTTTAAAATCTTCGGTTAGATATGCAAGTCGATATTCGACTGTGTCGTAGTATTTTTTGCTGGTCCATTGTGATTTCATGATGCTCAACCATTCCTCAATTACTTTATGGACTGGTGGAGAATTGGCAACTTTACCCTGATATTCTAATTTTAATTGTCTTGCTTGTAGACGTGCTTCCTTGCATCCCATAACGGGATATTCACCAAGCATTTTTTGATTTTGCTTTCCATTTTGACGGTATGACAGTACCCATTTCTTTTTTCCGTTTGGAAATACTGAAATGTTCAATCCTTCCCCATCTGCAACTGAGTATCTAGATTCTTTAGGTTTTAATGACTTTACTTGGGCATCCGAAAGCATAGTGTTATACCGTATAACAATTGTATAACAGCTTATAGTGATAAAGTTTGATTATCAATGATTAAGCTGAATCAAGAATGATTAAATCGAAGGCATTAAAAAAGCCCTAAATCATTAAGATTTAAGGCTTTTTGATCAACTCTAATCATATGTGATTAACTTTGATCTTAGTATTTGGTGGAGATGGCGGGAGTTGAACCCGCGTCCGCCAGCACTACGCTCGAGAATACTACATGCTTAGATATCGTCTATTGTTTTAACACCAAGTGACCCGACGAACAGGGTACAAGGTGCGATCCTCTAAGTTTGGTATAAAGCCCCGAGGCTTGACTCTATACGGACTTGTGTGCGTGCGCTTCAGTCGGGTTCCCAGACCACAAGTATTCTAGGAAGCGGACAAGCGGCCCTTAGGCAGCTAGAGCGTAAGTTTCGTCGTTTGCGACTATTTAAATGCAAATTTTATTTACGAGAGAAAATGCGCTCTCGGCATGCATCTATGAGTTTCATCACCAGCGTCGAAGCCAATAACATCCCCATGAATGTCTGCACATCATAGCATAACTAAAATAAAATGCTGTGCATTTTATCAACAGTCTGCCACTGATGAACATACTTACATAATTGAGTGCCTTTTGTTTTTTTCAAGGCCCCTTATAAAAAAAGCTGCCAAAAATGACAGCTTTTTTTTAAAAAGCTTGCTCTATAAAGCACCATTGCCTAACACGATCCCTTCACGGCGTGGGTCTACTCCACCTGCATATTTACTTTGATTATTTATATTTACTTTCATAATCGTTGAAATACCACTGGTTTGCGCAGTGTTAGAAATGCCATGCCCTTTTGCTTTTAAGCCTTCAATCAGGTCAACTAAAGAAAGCTGTACATTCGAGCTATCAATATTGGTGTTTTTGCTATTGGTCGCGCCAAAGTTTACAAGCGAAGTGGCCTGCTGTGCATTTAAGTTCCAGTCCAATGCACCCACCAAGGTTTTAACTACATATTGAATGATGGTACCGCCACCTGGTGAGCCTGTTGCCATATAAAACTCATCTGGCGTGGTGCCTTTAAACACTAAGGTTGGCGCCATAGTACTACGTGGGCGTTTGCCACCTTCTACACGGTTGGCAACTGGTGCCCCCGTGCTGTCATAAGGGTTTGCGCTAAAGTCAGTTAATTGGTTCGACAGCAAGAACCCATCCACCATGTGGAATGAACCCATGCTCGATTCAACAGTCGATGTCATTGAAACCACATTGCCATAGGCATCTACTATCGTGAACTGCGTTGTACCATGTTCAACAGTGGTATCTACACCTGCCGCTGTATTGAAATTACCTGCCGGTGCTACGCCCATACTCTGGTTCGGGTTAATCAATGCTGCTCGTTGCTTCAAGTAGTTTTTATCAATAAAACTTGGAATACCCTGTGCCAGCAAACGAACAAAGTCGGTATCTGCCACATATTTGTCACGGTCGGCATAGGCCAAACGCTCTGCTTCAGACACTAAATGCACGCCCATCACATCGAGCACACCACCTTCATTTTCAGGGTTTTTAGGTGGATAAAGCGACATATCAAAGTTTTCTAAAATACCCAACGTCTGTGCAACTGCAATCCCTCCCGAAGATGGAGGTGGCATGGTACATACATAGTAACGGTCACGGTATGTCGTACAAATCGGGTCGCGTTTTTTCACCTGATAGTTCGATAAATCCTGCAAGGTCATCAAACTTGGGGTAATAGGAGTTTTTGCTGGGTCGTCTCCTTCAGTTCGGCCAGCTTCACTAACAATCGCTTGAGCAATCCGACCATTATGTAATGCATTTGCACCCTCGGAGACTATTGCTTTGAGGGTATCTGCATATTCTTTATTGGTCATGGTCTCGCCGACTTTGCGTGGTGAACCATCTGAATGAAAATAGATTCTCATTGCATCTGCATCGAGCGCTAAATTGCTCGCATTACTTGCAATGGCATCTGCCAAACGCCCCGGTATACGGAAACCGTTATCAGCCAAACCAATCGCTTCACCAAAAAGCTGTTTCCATTCAAGCTTGCCATGTTCTTTTTGGGCTTGTTCAAGCAAACGCATCACCCCCGGCACACCAATCGAGCGACCGCTACGGCGGGCATTTGGTACAGGTGGAGGTGAATTTGGGTCATATATATTTTGGCGAATTAAATAAAATTCGTTGGCTGCCGCTGGTGCGGTTTCACGGCCATCATAAGCCGTGACTTGTTTGGTTTTGGCATCGTAATACATCATAAAACCACTACCGGCAATGGTACTCGACTGTGGCTCGACCAAACCAAGCACGGCTTGTACTGCTACGGCTGCATCGACTGCACTACCGCCTGCTTTTAAAACATCACAACCTGCTTTTACCGCAAGTGGCGTGTTTGCCACCACCATATATTTATCTGCGTATTTAACCGTGTTACCGAGTCTATAACCCGATGCACCCTCTGGCGCGGCGGGGTCACCATTTTGGTTTGAACCGACCACCACGCTTGAACCGTCTTGTGCCAGTTTGCTACAACTGGTCGGGTCATTATCTACAATTAAATTGGGCGGGGTTGTATTTGAATCATCCTTGGGCTGATCTGACGAGGAGTCATCTCCACATCCTTGTAATAAACCGACTGCTAATAAACTACTGAACAAAAATGAATATCTTTTATTCACGTGATAACTCCAATATATACGCCTGCCTATCCATGCAATTGCCAT